GCTGCGCCGACTTGTCTTCAATGCCCGCGACGGCCATGAACGCCCCGCCTTGTCCGTCAACCGGATTGAATGAGATGTCGGGATCATGCGCAGTCAGAATGAAGGTGTTCGAGTCTTCGGGCAACCCGGCGTTCCCGATAGTCCACTGCCCAAACGCCCGGACGTTGCCCCATATTCCCATGCGCCCGCCGTCCGGCGCACGAAGCCCGCGAACATCCCGGACCCACCTCACGTCCATATTGCGTGAGTCCCGGGCATCATAATTATATTCCCCCGCAAACTGTTCGGGGGTGTCGTCCTGGAAGATCAGGCTTGTGAAGTCATCAGGGGGATCGCCCTCGTCGATCTGCGCAAGGCACAAGAACGGGGTGAGGATGATCGCAATAATTATTTCAACCTTTTTCATCTTTCCGTATCTCCCTCAGTGCGTCCTTGATGCGCTCAATGTCCGTCTCGCGGTGGAAGGGGCACTCCCGTTCGCGCAGAACGCGGGCCACTTCGGAAATATCGTTCGCCGCAATAGTCAACACGGTATTCAGGTTCGCCGTCAGCCTTTTGTGTTCTTCAAGTTTTTCGGCGTGAACCTCCACGGAGTCCGCCACCTTATTCAGGAATTTTTTGTGCGCCTTGAGCAAATCAATGACTTCGGGGCCAATATACACACCGGCCCTGTATATCATCGCAAGGAGCACAAGCAGGATCATAAGCGAAACGCCAGCCTGCGGCGCCCATTCGCCTACTCCATGAAAAAATTCACCCATCATTCGCCGTCTACTTTGCCACAGAATTTCTTCAGGTCATCGAGGCCGAACATAGCCTCGCCGGACACCAAAATAATTGCAAACAAAAATGTCGATAGGAGTTCCTGAACCCCGAGCGTTTGCGCAACGAAGGACTGAGATAACAACAGCGCCGGGACGTAAAACAGCGTTCGGCGCAGAATCCTCCGAAAAAGGAATGCCTCCCAACGTCTGCCCAATCTCTCAAAATCTGAATCAGAAATGCAGTGAAGTTCTTCCATGTATCATCCCTCCGGCATTTTCCGTGTTTATCGACCGCCCGACTTCAACGTTTGCTGCCATTGCTCGAAACTCCGCGCCGTCCGTGCCGCATTAAGCGCCTGCCGCAGTTGACTGTTTTCGGATTCCAAGCCACTACCCTTTAGGGTAGTTGGTTAGTTGACTTAATACGATTTATCCTTTCATCGAACTTGTTTCAACCACACGTCAACAACATGGGAGGCCATGCGTTCAAGGCCACTGATACCGGCATCAAATGCCTGATTTTGCAAACGACGATTTTCATAAAAAATAATCTGCTCTTTAGATATACCTGCTGAAATCATATCTTGAGATTGGCGGGTTGCTAACAAAGTGTCTGATGTTCCTTGAGCCGAATCAAAATTAAGAATAACAATTGGAACATAGCTTGTTGTAGTATACCCATCCGCCCAGCGGTACTCATTTATAAGAGTGTGTGTGCTTGCTTTAATCACCACTGACGGGCGTAAAGGTCTGTTTTGTGGCTGTTGAAAAAATTCAGGTTGGATTATGTACACGCCCGAAGTCACAAGATTCAAATGCGGTACCGTTTGAACGGTTTCGGTTGTCTGAGAAAAAGACACGCAATTTAGCGATACAATAATTCCTGCGATGAGTGACCTCATTGTTTCTCTCCTTTAATAGATCCTTTTATTTGTTTCATATCCCACGCTTCTGATTACTATATCCGAGTTTGTGGTGACGGCATAGTGTTGTAAACGAAATCCAATTAAATATGTATACCCTTCTTCGATTGTGGTGTCTGTTATATCGTATACCAGAGAGTTGTCCCCTGAAGGAATGTATGGCGGGTGCATTTGCTCCCAGATTGTTGTTGCTATTCCTGCCTTTGTATACTTGTATAAAGACGCTCTATTAAAGGATGTCTGACTATCAAGTGTTGTATTAAGTTCAATTCTAGAAATAACAGTACCAGGGATCATCGGAGGAATGATGTATCCCACTAATAGAGAGTGGACTGCTCCGTCATTGGTCGGGCCTGTTGACCAACTTCCGCTGGTGCCTGTCCAAGCATACGGAGTATTTTCAGTAATTGTTCCTGAAAAAATACCCCAGTCCTTATAATCGCGACCCGCTTGATAAATCCAAGTTGTGTCTTCGCTGATTACACTATCAGCAGTCAGATCAGCGAATGTCACGTCGTCTGTTGATTCGAGGTCTTGGTCCATCGCATAGAGCTCGTTCGCGCCCTGCCCTGTGTCGACCGTCGCGAATGTCACGTCGTCTGTTGATTCGACGTCCTGATTCATCGCGTAGACTTCGGTAGCGCCCTGCCCTGTGTCGATGGTGGCGACTGTTAATTCACAATCGTCTGCATTGATAGGCAACTCATCACTCCTAATATCAAGCCCACCTTGATCGAGATCGAAAACAAAGCCGCCCTGTGGCGCACTACCCACGCCAACAGTGATTGTTCCGCCGCCAGAAAAAACGTTAAATAGCACAGTCCCGCCAAAAGTGAGGTTTTCGGTTGTGCTTGCATCATACGCCGTCACGCTTGACAGTCCTGGTGTGGGAGGCAATGCATCATACACCGCTTTGGCGGTCGGGAGTTCAGTATCGAGACTGTTACTGTCCACAGAGGTGACAACAGCATCAACAGTGCCGCCCTCGGAAAAAGTAAGTGTAGTGAACTCTGCTTCGTTTGTATTAACAGAATTTGCTTCAATGCCTTCTGTGATGAATATCTCATTTGCGCTTATTGACCCGGTTGTGCTGTTCCCTTGGTCCGTCACCTGTTGGAGTGTCGGTGTGGTTGACGCGACGCTCGCCGAATTGATTGTCCGCTCTGTTCCCGTCGAGAAAACGGTGTCTGACGTGGTGACGTTTGCCCCCGCAACAGGAACAAAAACCCCAAAAACAGAAGGACTTGTTGCCGCGTCCAACTGCCCCTTGTTAACCGCGTCGGTCGGTGAAGTCCCCTCATCGAGATTCACGATCTTATTTCCACGCATGTCGATGTCGTACAGAATCGAATTCTGTGCGCAGGCCGTGGAAACAAGCACAAGGAAAAACGCCATTACTTGAAGGAATTTAGCCATCCCGAGGGAACCTCCGTCGAAAGTGTATTTACATGATTTCTGTGTTTTCTCGATTGCAATATCCTGACAAGGCGCCGTTCGCCGACATTCAGATCGTCGCCGCTCAAGCTGGCCTGATGCAGGTAATTCATGTTGTCGTAATCGTGCCAACCAACCCATTTCGCATCATTTTGCTCGTAAGCCCGCCATTGATCTTCAAAGCCCTGAAAAACCCTCAGCGTCCCCGTTCCAACCTCGCCCGAGAGCGTCACAGTCGTCACATTCTCTCCACATTCGATCTCCGGCAACTGGATGAATCCGTCCTCGTCCTCAAACTGCGCGATGTAAGTCCTTGATGCAAAATTATGTTCAAGCACATAGTCCGTTCCCTCGACCGGCGACTCGACCAGCAGGGACGCCTGCAAACCGGGCCAGTCATGCGGAATCAAGACGACCTCATAGTCCGGCAAATCAAGTCCAGGAAGCGGAGCGCCGGTATATTCGAGCCGGAACGTCTCGCTGCTTGTAATCACTTCGGGCTGAACGTGCTGGACGGACCCGTTGGTCGTTCGAACCTGAATCGCGTACCCAAAGCTTTTGTAAAAATGGAAATACGTAATATCTCCCGGATGGTCGGGAAGCGTGAAAAGCATTGGCCGCCGCTCGCCGAAATACTGAATGATTTCCGCAAGAGAAAGACCCTGCCGCTTGAGCTGCGTGAGGCTCACGCCGTTTCTGTTCCTCGTATCAAAGAACCACAGCTCATCATTTCTTTCGCGCATTTCCGCGTAAACGCCGATCAGAATCGCCTGATCAAGCGTTTCCTGATTCGGAGTCACTTCCACGCCCGAAATCCACTGTTGCACACCCTCTCCCTTTGATATGATCGGGTATGTCGGCTCCGACTGCGCCGCAACGAGGCTACTTATTGATAATAGGAACATAGCTGACAAGAATGAACGCATAAGCCAAACCTCCTGACGGCGGAATAAGAAGCTTCCCGACAATCTGCTCGCTCTCCACAAGTGACGGGTCGTTTGTCACCCGTCCGATTTTATGGAGAAACAAGTCGCCGCCCCTGCTTGCATTGAAGGCGTCCCGAATCATTGGGACCGGCCCCACGTACAAAGGGCTGTACTCGATATTTACCCCGGAAATCGAAATACAGACGCCGCTCGCCGGGACCACGTCATTGTTCCCCGTCCCGCTGTCTGCGACGAATGCGGATTTATTGTACCCCACGGAAACCAGCGATCCAACCTCAATCGCAGAGCCTGAAGCAATCGTCGCCTCAAGACGCCCGAATGTTTGCCCGGAGTCAGGGATCGGTATCCGCTCACGCGAGCCAACCTGAATCCGCCCTGAGTTTGGCGTCGGGGCATTACGGACCTCGACCAGCATCCGTTCGATTTTCTCCTCAACATCGAAAATCCTCTCATGCAGATGCCGGAAATTCTCGTCCATATCTTCGCGGGCAGAAAAATCATAGTCCGGGTGCGTGTCCGCCCTCGCGAAAAAATTGATCTCAGGATCATCCGGGATGGATATGTTCGACCGGCGCTCTTTCATATCGGGTGAACCTCGAAATCGAATACGATCTTTGAGCTGAGCTCCGGCATCGTCACGCTATACCCTCCGACAAACAGAACGAAATGCGTTCCAGTGAGATTGACAGGATGCCACTTTCCGAAGTCCGCCTCCCTGACACGATCAACGAAAAAGTTCGCCCCATTGGGGTAAGTGGCCGAGTCCGGGAGGAATCGGTTGTTCACGCCCTCAGTGATCGCGTAAAAATCAATCCTGTCGGGGTCGATGTCACCGTAGGCCCCATAAACACCAATCAGCATTTCAGCGGTTCCGTCGCCGGCTTTCTCGGCGGCAATCCAGACTTTGTTCAGGTTCTTGACGAGCGGAGTCCCCAAGTCTGTTGCGCCTGTAATCAGGTGGCATTTGAACCCCGTCGCATTTGCTGCGAGCCAGTCGTCAGCATCCATGTTCGCTTCAATATGTGTCGGAGGGTCGATCTTGCGGTTATTTGCCTTGAATTCCCCGATCTGCCCGTCGGCATCGCCAAAGACAAGGCGTTGGAAACCCCGGTCACTGATGATTGTAATCAGGTCGGTGATCTCGTGCCCTGTGTTTTCCCGCAAAACAGCGCTGGATCGGGAGTCAATCGCAACGCGATCCCAATCGCGATCCGACCCGTCGTGCCGCAAATTCAGGAATATGGACTGTTCATTTTTCTGATCATAAATCCCGCGAACTTTCGTGAAGTCCGAAAGCTCCGTGTCAGAGTCTTCGGACGATACTTCAAACTTCTCGCGGAACAGGCGGCGGGCGTAAAGCTGGTCCGTCACATTCTCGGCAAACGACGGCCCAACCTCGATGATCCCTGTTTGATCGAGGCATCGGGATCGTCCGTTCCGCAATGAATGGAAAGAGTTCTCGGCGATACTGCCCCGGTTGAACGTGATGGGCTGTATCTGGTACTGGAACAGTCCGATCAGGTACTCGCCGTTCATCTTCCAAATTTGCGGTTCGTCTGTTGCGATGTACACACTTCGATCTTCCACGTGTACGCCGGTCACATTGTACCCGCCGAACTCGAGTTCCAGGTAAATTGCCGGGTTCATTCCCTGCCAGACCGGTTCGCCAACAGCGTCACGATCACTTGCGGCGACAATGGACGTGAACCAGATTCTGTTTTTGTGGCCGGCGAAAGACCTGTACCCCACATCCTCCAGGCCGAGCTCGACGCCATCCGCGTAAAGCTGCGATTGGAAGGCGCGGTCCAAATAAACCACGTCAACCGTGCCCGAGTATCCGTATTCACTTTCTTCCTGCGTGACATAAATCACGTCGCCGTAAACCGTATTTCCCACCACGAATGATTTCCAAAGAATCGTTTGATCCATAGATTCCTGATTGTCGGGATTCATCTCGATTCGGAGGCGAAGATCGCCAGCCGCCTGCTGATAAAACGTCGAGTTCCGTGCCGTGAATTTATCGGACGGGTTCGGGACGAAAGTATCCTGCCCCCACATGAGAATGCGCCCGGCAAGCGAATATTCGACGGCATTGCGGCACGCGGGGAGTTTCCATCGGTCAAGAAAGTTCAGGACGCGCCCATAAGCAATGAGCGATTCGTCCGAGTAATCGAACGTTACGGTTGCGTCGCTTCCCGCACCGGGGTTCTCCGCAACCATTTCGGGGATGAGGGCGAAGGCCCGTTCTGAGACATCTGACGCGGCGTAGAATCGAATCTGGTCCGCAACGTCCGTATCGACGCCCGGCGCCGTCAGTATGATCTGTGTGACGGCCCCCTCTTCGTTCTCGGTCGTGTAGGCGTCGGAAATTGGGCTGGGCGGCCCTTCATGCCCATCCCATGAGCGGAAGTATGTCGCGAAGAACCGGTAAGTGACATTGTGATTGAGGTTTTCAGCGAACGTCGCACCGCCACCGGCCTCCAGCCCGCCGTTGCCTCCGGCGTAGATGGTAGTCCCTGCGCTCACTGTGGCTTTGTAGGCGGTCACGGGTTTCCCCGCGAACTTGACTTCACCCCAGCCGGTCTCTTCCGCCCACGCCGGCCCTACCGCGTCAGGATCAACCCATCCGGTTCCGACATCATCAAGGGCTGCATCGGCATCGAGGAGGATGTAAACCTCAGCCTCAACCCCGAGATCGAAGCTCAGAAATGTATCCGTAGACGGGTCCGTCGTTGTCGGCTCAAGGCGATCCGCGAAGCCCGTTTGCAGGAAATATGCGCCCTTCCCGCTTTCCGGGAGATTCTGATAGGTCCATGCCCTGTCATGGTAGATCGCCTTCCCGTTTTGCAGGTCGCGCTCAAAGGAATAATCGTCGGGGAAATCTTCGTTGGAAAAGATTGGTGCGATGGGGACGAAGAACGTAATCGACATCGCGGGATCGTCAACAATCCCGCCGGAAGGAAGATTCCCCGGCAAAAGAAGCGTTGTCGATGTCCCGGCCTGCAAGTTCCAATTCCGCTTCCAGACCTGCATGACCTTCCCGTTGCTTAGCGTAATCTCTTCGCCCGTCGAGGTGAAGCCCGTGTAAAGCCAGCTCGGCTTGGGGTCGATATTCGCATCGTGGGCGATATACATTTCAAATGAGACGGTGGCGGGGCATGTATAGACGAGGCTCGACGTGTATCCCTGCTCGCCCGAGGTTCCCTCGCGGCTTCCAGCGCGCCCGGGGTCCGACTGCAAATAGGTAAGCCCACGATAGGCTTCAGGGATGGTCTCGAATGTGATGACGCCGCTGACGTAGGCGTTTGCGCCGACAGCCATCCCGCCGCTGGAGGCGCTGACCTTCGAAAAATTGTCGCTGCCCGGAATGTTGTCTGTGACCGTAATGTCATCAATCGTGGCCTTCACCAGGATCGTGAACATCGCGTTGACTTCCTGCCCCTCCGCCGTCACCTTGGTCAGGGGGAAGTCGAGGCCGGAAGAATACGCCTCCATGAAACGCTCACCCGCATTGTCGAAATTCAGCACCTTCGGGCGCGTCTGTTCCGCGAACACGTGGACGGTGTTCCCTGTTTTGACGAATTTCGGAAACGAACCCGCCTTGCTCTCGAACTCGCTCCCTTCAATTTCCTGCCAATTCCCCGGGGCGGCCATTATGAAAGCCCTCGCTTGATTCGCGCGAAATAGTTATTCGGATCGCCTCCGCATCGTTGCGTATCTACATTGCTTCTCCCCGTCAGAATTCGATCTGCCGGGACTTCATTCAAATCTCTGACTTGAATCTTCAGCAACACGACATTGCCGCTGATGTTTGCGACCATCCAATAATCGTCTTGGTATGGAGCGATATACTGAACATTGGCGATGTTCTCGATTTCTTCATCAAGCGCAACGGGAGAGAATTCCAAGTCCCATGTTTCCGTATCGAAAGCGTACAGGCTTTCGCCCCCAACGAAAACGACTCGGCTTTCGTTGAAATCGACGAATGGCGACGTGATATAGGTTCCCCCGATGTATTGAAGAGGGTCGGTTTTTTGCTGACTCCATCGTTGAACGACGGCGCCGGAGGACACGTTCATCTCAACCAAATTGATCCACTCTGCATCCGGCGGCCCGCTGATCGACTCAAAAATCGCAACGACGTTCCCGTTGGGGAGGATTTGCAGAACAGGCTCGCCCCCCGTAAAGCCGTGGTCTGTATCAAGAATGCTGTCCTTTAGCACCGACCAGTCTTCTGTCACCGCCGTTTGCCCGGAAGCAGGGAAAGTAAACTTTGCGATCTTGAACTCATCCTCAAATTCCCCCGCATTGTAAATCAGTACAGCGAAATCATTGGCTGAGAAATGCCAATACAGCACATCGAAAATATCGCCGGAGAAGGTCAACTCTTCGACGGTGCCCCCCGCATCAAGGTCAATGCGCTTGATCCCCGCATCTGCGGCCTCTGTTCCGTCATCAAAGTAAATCAGGCGGCCTTCCTTGTCGATGCAGAATGCCAAACTGTAAGAGTAGTCCCCATCAGATTTCTTGTATTCCTGAGAAATGGCGGCGGTCCTCGGGTTCATCACCCGAATATACTCCTGAAAGGTTTCATTGTATTCGACCACGACCAAATCCCACCGCTTGGTCCAATCGAGATATGTGTCGATGAACCGAAACGACGGGTCTTGCCCGAATACCGTCTCGTTGGTCGAAAGGACAAAGGTGTCCGCCTCTGCGCCGACACTCACATCGACGCGGCGGATGTTCCCTGTAATGAACGTTCCAACACCAATCGTAGGCATTAACTGAATCCATCTTGCGAGTGCGCAAAGTAGAATAATTCAGGCGACGGCCCAGGGAAACTGCCCGTGAACAAATCACGCAGACGATCAAGCGGGTCTTTGTAGTAGAAAAGCGACAATATCCGCCCGCTTGTTGTATTGTACTGGCCGACATCCTGCGTATCAATCGACCCCAGGATGAATCCCTCTGTCGCCCCAAACAGCGTCGGGTCAGCCCAAAAAACTTTCACACCAGTCCCCGTGATGGTGACATGGTGTGTGATTTCATTGCCTTTGATGGGCGCAATGCCGGTCCGGCCAGGACGCGGCTTGAGATTGAGAACATCGTGGATCGTTCTCTTTTCGCCAGCCGCATCCTGTTGGATACCGGGAAAGATGTTCATCTCGAACTGTGGCATATCACCATTTCTTGTGTTCGACGATTGTCACGGCTCGAGTTTCTCCAGTCGTCATGGAAAGCAACGAGAAATTGTACGAAAGGCCCGCCGTGGAAGTCGTATAAGCGTTCATCCTGTTGCTCATAAAACGCACCACCTCGTTCGCCGGCAGGATCAGGCTGTTGGTGCTCGATACATCCGAAGATGAATTCCACCAGTTGATCCGAACGGTCGATGTCGCCGAAATATCCACAGCCACGGTGTCCGACTGGAGCGCATGGGTCGTCGCGGCATTCGCGGCAACAGCGGGATAATAGGCCACGGCGTTGTGCTGCAATGTCGCGGGCTGAGTTCGCTCCGCATCGCGATTCGGGATCGCTTTGGCTTGAGCCGATGCGTCCGTCGGATGAAACAGCACGGACGCCACCGCCGCAGCAAAGCCAACGATAACGAAGAACGCGCAGAACTTCAGGCTCTTGTTTTTCATTTTCTTGCTCCTTACGGGAAATAATTTCCGAAATTGACGTATCCGGGGTAGGGGACTGTCGCCCCGGGGTAGTGCTCGCCATCCGCGTTCAGGACGCGAATCGGCGTTGATTTGTCCTCGTTGTCGAGGAAACTGACGAACCGCTCGTACAGCTCATCGTAGTACAACCGTGCCTTCGCATAGTAATTTGGGTCTGCGATCCCCATCCAGCCGCCGAAAACAAGGAGCTGCTGGAACTCCTCCGGGATCACAGGGAGGATCGAATAGACAATCGGATCGTCCACATCTCCGCTTGGAGTTCCGACGGGCCACTCCTCAACAGAAAGGGTTCGCGTGTTGCCGGTGTAGTCTGCAATCCGCGCAATCTGACGGTCTCCATTCGTAAGCGCCGAGACAATCATAATCTCAGCGTCATTGTAATAATCGTTTCGGCGCGACGTTGCACCGGCGCCCTTCAGCGTCCCTCCGTTGACCAGCGTATCAACGCTGTCATCGGTCGGATTCGAGCTGAGAATCATGTCGTCCCCGCTCATTGTTGCGATTCCGCAACACAAATCGGGGATCGTGTGCTCGTAGTACAGGCGAATCGAGCCGGAGAATGACCCGAGGTTCCAGAACTCAATCTTGTTTCCTCGGATCAAGTAGCCCGTCCAGCGGGTATATGTGTCCGCCGTGTTGATCCGTTTGATCGGGTCGCCAAGCGGTCTTCCAGTCTGGCTGTCAACCGGAACCACGGAGATTCGCATGAAGCAGTCGTCAGGAAGGTACTCTTCCTGACGGGTCGTATTGTTGATTTTGTAATCCTTGAACTTGAGGAAATACCGATTATGCCCTTCGGACATCTTCGCAATGAGTTTTCGGTGCTCATTGTTGATCGCAACCGTCAGGAATTCCGGGGAATACTGCGGCGGGGCTTGTGTCCCCTGCTGCATATATCGCCAGACATCCTTCATTATCGTTATGAGATCAAGCGGTTGCGACATGGCTTACATTCCCTTCGGCAAAATCAACCCTGATTTTGCTCCCGGATACGAAAAAATCCTGGGCTTGATTTTTGGACTGGTCATAACGGCGCCGACTGTTTCCGCCGCCGCCCCAACCTCGTCCTTCTGCTTTGCAGCTCTGTCGCGCTTGGCCTTCTTGTGGCTCTCGATGCTTTCTCGGATGTAGGCATCGCGGTCATTTTTCGACCGGAGCATACTTTGGATGAAGCGGGTCGAACGCACGTCCGATTCGCGGAGTCCGTCGATCACAAGGAAAACCGGACCGCCAATCATGCGGTCGTCAATCCAGACCGAATAATGGCCTGTATGGGGATGTCGCGCCGCCAAGACACGCTGATCGTCGAGTTCCCGCCGGAGGAAGACGTTGATCTCATCCTTCGCATCAGGGTTATGGACCTGATACCACACCTCGTCGGGGAATTCGTGATGGACGGGCAACCGTCCAACCTCTCGAGCTCTTGAGTCCATATCGGGCCTTCCTTTCAATGATGGAGGTGAGCGCCGCCGTCAGGTAGCGCCCACCCTGAACACGTAAGGAAGCCTTACAGGTTGAGACCTGTAATCTTGCCCTGCCGTCGCGGATTGTCGCAGAAGAGCTGCCAGCACCAGATCATGCCGGCCCACTGAACCACGGAACCCGGAACGAGGTTGAAGCGATTGCCGCCGGCGTCAGAAAGCTCCGTCACCCACCGGCCCTCGGACATGCCACCGTAGTAGTAGCATTTCGGCTCGATGAAGTAAGCGGTCTTCTGCTCGCAGTTGGCTGCGGGAATCAGCGGAATGTCATTGTAGACCTGGCCCTGAAAGCCCAAATCGACCATGCTCCCGCCTTCCTTCTGTGTCGGAAGGTAGCGAAGATGCGTCCGCACGTCCTGCCCGAGGGCAGTCATCACGTCATACGAAGTGAGGATATACTTCGACGCGATCTTCTTTCCTTCCTTCATGTCGTAGTCCTCGATCTGACCCCAGCCGTACTTCCGCATGGTGATGAGATGGGCGTCAATCGCATCAACCAAATCCGCAAAAGCAGCGCCGTCCGTGACCTGTGCGCGCCAGAAATGGTTCGCATTCAGGTCGCGGTCAATCGCGGTGCTCGTACCGTCGAGCTGGTTGGGGTATTTGCCTGTCGCAGCGACAATCACCGGGAACCCGATGATTTCGCCGTAGGTGTTGTCCTTGATGTGCTCGCGGAAAATCAGGTCGCCGGCGGCGAGGCTGATGCCGGAAGCATCACCATCAACAACGAGAGCGCCGGAATCTTTGAAGTCGGCGCGGGCCTTGACGGTCCACCCGGCGCTTCCGCGCTGTGTCGTGCCCGCCGAATCGTAGAACTCGATCCGGGCGCCTTCCGGCACATAGCGGAGGTCTTCCACCGAGGAGATGGTCGTTTCGTCATCGCCAGCATCGTAAGTCACCGTCGCACCGACGGAAACTGCCGTGAGCTGACCGGTGGCCTGGTCCGAATGCAGGTTGAAGTCGAAGTAATCGCGCGCTTCGTCGAGGATCGAAGTCATGTCCTGCTGGAGCTGACTCACGAAGGCGTAAGCCGTGTCGCGGTTCAGTCCATTGACAATCAGGGCACGAAGGTCCGCCGAAATCTGAGCACCATGCCAGACGGGATAAATATCCAGATTCCGGTTTTGGGAGGTCGTGGGGGTCGGAAGGGCGCCATCAGACTTGATGCCGCCGAAACCGCCGGCGTTCGCTGCTTTCACATTGAAAATGAAGCGTTGCCCGCGCGGGTCCCAGCGTTTCTTCATTCCGGTCTGACCGAGTTGCTTGATCAGCCGGAGTGTTTCGATATTGTGAATCGTCGCATCAGCGACTTGTGCTTCGCTGTAATGCTCCTGAAGAACATTCGTCAAAGAGCTCAGCGTCACAGCGGCTGCGGGGGAAATAGACATGCTGTTTCACCTTTTTCATTATTTCGTCAGACCCCCCATGCCTGCACCGCCGAACAGTTGTTCCACAGACTGCTCGAGTGATTCCTGATGTTCTGGAGTGTTGATCTGAAGCCGACGTTGCGCCGGCGTTAAATGCGCCCCGTTGCCCTGCACCTGCGTTTCGATGTTCGGTGGCTTGGACCTGGATCGACTCACAGCCGCAGATTTTGCAGCCGAAATCAAGCGATTCAACGCATTGAAGCCATCCTCGAAGAAATCACGATCACTTCGATTCGCGGCATTTTTCCCGACAGCATTGGTTGCGCTGTTGAGCGAAAGCGCCCAAATGGCATCGCGCACGTCCTTGTATTCCGGGCTTTCGACTGGAATTTTCTTTTCCGAAAGAAAGGCCCGAAACTCTTTGGCGGTCTGCTTTTGGACCTGCTCAATATGCTCCTGATACTGCCGTTGGCGATTCTGAATCTCCTGCTCGATCTCAACAGGCTGTTGTGGGGCCAACTTGAGTTCTTCCTTCTCCTGCTTGAGGCGTTGCTCGACGGCGCGGTTGATCTCCCGCTTAACGGAATAATCATCCGGGTCGCCGTTGTCATCAATCGCCTTCTGTTCCTCTTCGTCGCGGATTTCCGTCGCCCGAGCTTCCCAGTATTTTTCCATCACATTCTCGGGCAGGTTGACCGCCTGCTGGGGTTGAAGACTGAACTCTTGGCCCGTCACCTCATTCAGGTGCTGAATGAGGCGCTCAGCCGCTTTTTCGGGGTTGTTCTGGTAGAACGTCTCGAGCGCCCGCCAGTTTGTTGCATCGAAATGAAGCCCTTGGACTTCTTCAGGCGTGAGCTCGGCTTCGATCTGCCCCTGTGCTTCACTGTCCCAAACGTTGACCTTGATCGTCTGGACATCGGCTTCGTCCTGCACCGAGGCGTCTTCCACGGTCTGTTCACCATCAGGGAAAAGGTCCGCAATGAGATTTTCATCCCCTGCGTCACCTTTCGGCTCGCCACCCGTCGGAGTCTGATCCTTCTGGTCCTCTTGATCGAGAGGTTCCCCCTGCGTCCCGCCGGAATCGCGGTCCGCACTTTCAGAAGGCTCATTTGTTTGATGGCTTGCTGCTTCCTGCTGACTGAACAGATTTTCGATTGCATCTCCAAGTTCTCCGGTGGACGGAAGATCACCACCGCCACCCGGCTCCTTCGGCACATCCGCATCTCGAGTTCCTGCCCCGGACGGCGCCGGATCAGATTCAAATGAAATGTTCGCGTGTTTCGGGAAGTCGTTTAACATTTGAGCCTCCGTTTTTATTGCTCGATTGCTGAAATCAGGGCGTTGATGACGGACAGAACTCTCCGCTCATGCCGTGTCGCGCGTCTCGAGATATTGCGCAAAGTGGCGTCAAATAATTCAGGGCGCAGATTCGCCCCGAACCGCTCGTTCGCCCACTTGACGAGTTTTTCCTTGGACTTGCTGTTGTACGCCGAACGGATTTCGTCTCGGAAGTCCGGGTCGGAAATTTTGGCCTTGGGGCGCTCGAACTCGCGCCGAAGACGAACGCGCTGCACCTGCATGTCGCTTTCGGTTTTCTCGGGCCTTGCAGGAGGCGGTGTCATGTCCGGCTTCGTCGGCGGCGGTGTCATGTCCGGCGCTTCGCCAAGAAACATTTGAGTATCATTCGAATCATCGGATTCGCGTTCCTCGTCACGCCCGAAGATGATGTCATCAAGCGATTCGTCCGACCGCGCTTCAGCGTCTTTGTTTTTTTGCTTTGCCATTTCTCTTACTCCTCCATCAGGTTAATAGCCCAAGCACGTCATCGAGATCAAGGTCTTCTTCCGACCGACCTGTCGGATTCATTTTCTTGAGCTGCTCGATCTTTGCATTTTCCCGGGCGCTTTCAATTTGCTCCTGCTTGGCATTCCGCATCTGATTCGCAATGAAGCCGCCGTGTTCCATGTCAATGTGGAAACTGTAAAGTTCTTGGGCCTGCGGCGTCCACGACTCAAATTCCGTCGTATTGCGCATCCGATTGTGATACTCGATGTGCTGATAATGATCCTGATATGGCTTGAAGGGGCGCGACCCTGTTCTCTGGTTGACAACAACCTGAATCTGGCGCGAGGGGTCGTCCGGTGATTGCATCGCCCTGATCGCCACCTCCCCCTTCTTGAACGCCGCATTCTCGGCGGCCACTTGCCGAAATGTACTGTTTTCGTCATCAAACATCACGTCTTCGGAACCGGTCGAAAGATTCAGGATTTCGGAAACACGCTTCAGTTCCGCTTCCCGGCCCGGCTGGAATAAGCCGGACTGAGCAAGTTGAAGCGTCAACTGCATCCGCTCCTCGAACGAGCGCGCATAGTAGCGACTTCGTACATATTGGCATTCGCAGTAGGGATCGAGAGAATCCCCACTGATCTCTTTCGCCATACTCCCCCATGATGCGCCGACAACCTGAATCCAGCGCATTTCGGTGTAGCCGTTGCGCATCAATGCAAGCTGCTTTTTGGCGTGACGTGCTTCCTGGTCGAAGAATGCCTGATTGATTTTATCCAGCGAAATCACGCCGGATTCCCGTTGCGATTGAAATTGCTCTGCGCTTCGAACGTTTGCCTGGGAAATGCCAAGCGTTGCGGGCTGAATGCCGCTGATGTCGTACATCTCGTTTTTGAGGTCACGCAACGCCTGAATGACTTCCTGGGGCATCGACTTGAAGTTGATCACGACGGGCTTCGCCGTGAACTGATTGCCCTTATACTCAACGATTGTCGCGTATTCGTTTGTGATCGGGGACGCCTGCGCGTTCTTGGGGAGCATCACGAACGGTTTTGCCGAGAGGCGATGCGAATGCAGGGCCTGCGTGTGGTAGTAATTGTAAAGCCGTTGCGGGCGCTCGAGGTCCGTGATCAGCCCCGTTCCCCAAAACGCCGCCGGCTCCGGGAACCAATGATATTCGGTCAGTGGAAGGAATGGAAAGAGGTCTTCCCCGGGGTTCAGGTGCATCGAGCCGACGATTACAAATCGCCCCCACATGCCGAGGTCGGGATACTTCTTCCAGCATTCGTAAACGTTGACGGTCTTATCGGAATCGCTCGCGACATCACGATCACCGGACCGCTCGAAGTTCTCGATCAAGTCCCGCATGTCAGAGAATGCTTGGTCGGTATATGCCCCGCCCGTGGTTCTTTCGACTTGCTCGGCAATTTGATCGCCATACCGATTTTTGATATACTGGACCGGTTTGATTAGTGCGCGAATGACCCAGCCCGTATCGTCATCCAGTTCGGTCACGCCCTCTGGAAGGAAAACTTCGTATGGAAGGGCAATCCCCTCCCGAACATCCCCGTAAGGCCCCCTGACGATCTCTTCTCGCATATCAACAACGACGGGACTCCCGTCGGGGCTGATTTCGATCATGTACTGCGGCTGTTTTACCGACGCAACGGCCTGATCGTCCCACGTGGCATATTTGAAACATGTCCCGAAAATTGCGCAATTCACGAGAAGCTGATAGTTCAGCGACTCCGTTTTGTTGCGCTGATTCAAATGGCGGATCGCGAGGGTGTTATTTCTGGCGGCGATGATTGATTCTTCGCCCTGGTGAATGTTGGGAACGAACTCGGGTTCTCGCCGCTCGCCGTAAACATTCGCGGCGGCAACATGACACATATTGCGGATAAGATTGATGATGATCGAGCGCTGACTGAAAACATGATCAACGGCAAGTTGTCCCGTAGTTGGATTGGTATATTTCCAGTGTTCTCCACGGTAGAGAGCGAGGCACTTGTCCCAATGGGTTGTCAGGCTGTTCTTCCGTTTCGCTGACCTCCGAAGACGCTCCTTCCACTCCTGGATTTCTGAGAAATTCAGTTGTTCCGTCTTGGCGCGATCTTCCTCGGAAAAGAGGTTAGAAATAGTATCGGCTACCGCCATCCTCGGAGTCCTCCAAAGCCTGAGCAAAAATTTTCACGAGCCTGAACCTGCCGTCAATAACTTTTTTCTTAATACAGATCAACGGACTGATTTCGAGATTCACGCGCGGGGCGCATTTCCTCTTCATCCTCATGCCTCTCTTCCCGTAGAGAATGTACCCCTCATCGTAGTAAGGAGTGTGCTGAGTCCAATCAATGCGCTCCCCGGCCCAGTACCGTTCCCCCCATGGACTCATGTCCGATCAACCTGTTCTTTTCCAATCGCTCGAATTGATGCGGGGGTATCCTCCTCTCCATCGTCACCGTTCTCGTTCCATTCGCTTTCCAGTGCCGCCAACGGACCCAGCCGCTCCCCCATCGGCCCCTTTCTTACCGGCAAATCATCGAAGACGCCGAACTCGCTTTCGTTCGGACCGCTCTCGCTTCTCGGATCAGGGAACAATCGGGCCAGCATGGATTCGATATTCCTGTTTTGTTTCTCAAGCACACGTTCGATCATTTCCGTCGTCGCCCGCCTGTTGTTCTCCCTCTCGTTGTCCACCAGGCGCAGCAGCGCCCCCTGCACCCTCCACGCGACTGCGTTCACCGCGAACACATAAATCCCCGCGGCAGCCATGACCGCAATAGCCTCCCAACTCATAGCATCCCTCCGAAATCAGAATTCGACCCGTATATTTTCATGCACGGGTCACAGTTCGTTTGCTCCTGATCGAACTTTTTCAAAATTTGCATTCTTGAATTTTCGATAACAATGGCATCCGGGGGCTTCTTTGTGCTTGCGTCTACCTCTTTCGGTTCTTTACCGGCTCCCTGATCCCCAATCCAAACCGAGAGAAAGCTGGCCCCCATCTCAACGCAATCCAGCATGTGGTCATTGTTTTCCTTGATCTCGGGATTAAACCGAACCAGGTCTTCCTCGAACTGAGAGTCCTGAAGGTGATCGGAGTGGAACATTCGACCGGACTCGTAAAACGGCAGGAGGCTCAATATCCTCGTATTTTTCGATGCCATCGTCAGGCTGCGGCGAAACGGAATGATGTTCACATCGAAGTTACTGCGAATCGCCTCTTCATTCCAATAGTCGCTAAGCAAGTCCTGAAATCCCTGATTTTCAAACAAAATGCCGTCGCAATCATGGAGTTTGTAGTGCTCCCAAAGCGACTCGAGAATCTGCGTCGGGCGCATTCGGATTTCGAACGCATCAATCACATACCGATAGAATCCGTCCGTCCCGATAATCGCGACACCAATGGGGTCCGAACTGGGTTTTTTGTTCAGGGACGGGTCAACAACAACCAACGTCTGGATCATCTTTGGTTTGTGGCTGCTCGAAAAATAGCGAATGTTGTGTGTTTTGAAGACGGTGACACTTTCATCGTAGGGATTCATTTCGTATTGGCAAAGAAAGATAAATGACCCTTGCGTTCGACGAAGGTCCATCAGGGAGTCGCGGTTGTGCATGGATCGGCAGGCGGCGATTGTCTTCCCGTCATCGGCCCAGCAATGCTTCTGGATGACCCTCTCCGGCGGTATTTTCACATCCATGATGAAGGAATAATGATCGTCCACATGGTATCGGGTGCCGATGTTCCGCTCCTTCGCTCCCATCGCCTTTGACTCGAGCATCGAAAGCGCGTGTTGGTACTGGCCCTTGAGCTTTTGCCGGCGCTCCCGGGTGCGGACGTTCTCCATCGTCACAATATCGTCAAAAACGATGTGCGTATAGTGTCGTCCCGTGGGCAGGTTCTCAATCCCGAACGCTTCGAATGTCGATTCGACGGACTCAATGCTTCGCTTGAGTGTGATCGCCTGATTGGTCCATCTGTGCGCCCCTCTTTTCGGGGAAAGCCAGACAGGACCGCCGACATCCTCCCCCCACAACGAAAGAATTCGCTCTGATTTCTCGAGCCTCATACGGATTGCCATCAGGAACTTCTGCGCTTCGTTATCTGAATGTGAGACAATGGCGATGCGGACGTTCGGGTCTTGCAGGGCTTCGCGAACGGAATCGGCGCAGGTAAAGATCGTTGACTTGAGATGCCCGCGACTGACAAGAACCAGATCGTCCCACTTTTCGCGACACCGATCCGCGTGTTCAAAAATATCGTCGAAGAACGGATCGTCGAATGTCGATTCCCAAAACATGGACATTAAATGTTCATGGCGCGGGTAATCCCAAATATCGCGACAGAACAACCTGAGACTGGACTGGTACTTTTGACGAAGAGCGCGAATCCGCCCCATTTTCTTCTCAACCGATTTAGCCATCGTCGTCCTCATCTTCGTCCTCATCGTCGTCGTATGAGGATGTGAACGAATCAATGGAGAACTCCATTTCGCGCAGTTGCTTCGATCTCTTGCCGATCATCGCCTTCGAGTTGATATGTACCTGTGTGTCGATTTTATTTTTCGGGGCGGGGAACCCGATTTTCGCAATCAAATTGAGGGTGCGGACGCGAATCTCCGGCTTCTCATCATTCAGGCATTCGACCATTGTTCTTGCGAATGCCTCCAGAAATGATTGATCCTCCTTGCTCGCGTTCTTTTTGGACGCTGCATCCAGAAACTCGATGAGGCGCCCATCCCGAAAGTGGCGCTCGATCACATTCAGCCCTGCGGCATTATCGGGCATTTCGGATGGCAGCTCCCCGAAATCTTCGGATCGGTCAATATCCCGAAGCCTTCCGCCGTCTACGCGAATGGGATTGATGCTATAATCTTTCATGTTGACACCGTTTCGCGAAGATTGAGAAAATCGAACCTCAATCGGCTGGACCCCATCCGTGTCGATTCCGTTCTGGAACAAGAAGCCCCCGGCCTCGGCAACCGGGGGTTTCTTGTTAAAAAGTGAACTCCCCGATCAATTCGCAGAAATCATCCGGCTCAAGTGCATAGACCTTGAGCATCATTCCCGGCCTCTCCCCGTAGATTTTCATTTTGAAAACTGACGATATGCTGCAATCGTCCAAAATCGCAATTTTTGATAAAGCATCATTCACGTTCCGCTCAAGTTTGTCAAGGTCTGGCATTTTGTCGTGGAAATTCGGAGCCGACGGCTTGAGGCGATCTTTGTTCTTCCCTGTGCCATAATGATACTTCGGGCGCGGCATGTAGAACAGCATTTTGACGACCACCGGCCCTTGGTGCGGCGTGGCATCGAACGCATCTCTCACGGCCTCCTTGATGTCGGAGCGCCACGTCTTCCCCCTCTTTCCTGTCTGGTCATAAATAACGACCTTGCCGTTGATGCTTCTGGCGTTCTTGCTCCCGACCTGGACAGGCAGGCCGAAGACTCTCGTCTCAAATAAAAGTCGCATCGTCCCCCTCAATTTCCGACACAATGAACTGGTCCCCGTCGTGAATTCGGTCTTTCACTTTCCGCCAAATCTTCCACGCAGTCGTTCTCCCGATGTTAGATTTTTGAATTATGTGATAGAGCACGTTCGACACGCTTCGCTCACTCTCGGGAATACTTCGTATCGCATCCAGCAAGGCGCTCCTGAAAATGATCCACGACGCATCCTTGACGCTTACCGGAGGGTGCTGCGCCCCTTTTGACGAGCCTGCATCGCCATCTTCGTTGCCTTCGTATGGGAGCCAACAGATATTTTTGTTCTCAGATTGTTTGAGAAGGATTATGTGATCCCCCGTCTTGGGGTCTTTAGGGACGCCTGACCGCCCGCCGCGCTTCCCGAGACGAAACGCAAATTTGTTTTTCCCGACCTGTTGCAAGTGCATCGTCGCTCTCGCCCAATTCACGATGTCGGAACTGCCAAGCATTTCGTAATTCCTCGAGGATGACTGCCAGTGGGACTTCGCCTTCGCGTCTTTATCCGGCTTCCCCGCATGATGAGAAAAGAAGAGCAGGGCTTCTGTCACCTTCAGGATTGGCAAAATCTGGTGACGAAGAAAAGTCGATACCTCTTTTTGTTTCATAATGTCATCGCCGAGATAGCTTAAAAGAGGGTCACACCAAACAACGTCAGGTCTGTTGAGCATAATCAGCCGGTGCAAAACACGAGCGAATTCCGCGCCCGTATGGATGGACTCTTCCGCCAGATAAAGGTTCTCCGAGAGAAGTTCCTCTTCTCTCGGGCCGAAATTCAGTCCCCGGAAAACACCTTGCACCATTTCCCCCATATCGCCGTGATCGTTTTCCGCCTGGATCACCAGTGACTTCAGCGGTCGGCGCGGTTCGATCCCGAAAAAGTCGCGTCCGGCGCCCCAGCACATCGCCATTTGGACAAGCGCGGATGACTTTCCAATACCGGACTCTCCCGCAAAGATACAGGTCGTCCCCTTTGACAGCCAGCGTCCCTTCCCGATCAGAACGCGATCATCGGACTCCGGGTCGAACTCCATGAATTTTCTGAACCCGATGATCTCGGGAACGCTGCTGTCAATCTCCCGATAAGCAAGCCATTCTGAAAAGGATGCCGCGCCGATGGGTTTCTCGTTGAGCAGGAACTGTTCCACGCCCCCCCGAAGTTGCCCCCCGATGCGAATGCTGCGGTTCGGCATTTTGTTCTGCATATCGACGCCGTATTCCTCGAAGACGCCGTAGAGAATGTTGATTTTCTCCTCGTACTCCCTCGCATCCTTCGCCATCACGGGGATAGCGGCATGGATGGATCTATTCCCCGAATGGACAACGACCTGACACGGGACATTCGATTCGACGAGAATCCGCTTTTGATCCTCAATCGGAATGTCGTCAAATTCGATCAAAGCATAACGGAAATCTGTGACATCAATCGCCTTGGCTCCGGTTTCAGCGGAAGCGGATACGGGGTTTATGCTTGCAAGCATTCCGCCGCCGGGGTCGCCGTGATTCAAACGTCCGTGCTCCTGAATCCGCCTGATCCAGAAATCAAATTCCCGAATCGCGCCAGCACTCTGAACATGGAACGTCTTTTTTTCCTCGTCGAATTCTTCCGTGACAACACGAATCATGTCGCCCTTTTTGTACATCAGCCGGAAGAATTTTTCGACCGGATTGTCTTTTACCGGGGAAAGATTCGTGGACTTCTGTTTTCGTTCTTTTTGTGGAGGGGAGAGGGAGTTTATGGCGGGTGGCGTAATCTTTTCCTCTTTTACGCCCGGGTCATATATCGGTTCGCGCGGTTCGCTTCGATACGCCGAGGAGATCGTGCTGATTGCTTCCCTCTCGGGAATTTCATCTCGCACGACACATGAACGCAAAACATCAAGGGCCTCATCGTGCGGCATTCCGTTCCAGAAAAGCTGCTGAGCGTTATGATAAAGCGTTCGGTTGCAAATCCCGTTCGGCGTCTTCGGCCCGTTGATGTAATCATAGGTCGATTTAGGGACGCGGATTTCATTGATTCTGTAAACCTTTTTGCCGTTCCTTCGGTCTTCCATTGGAGTAGGAACCGAGAACTTGAATTTTGGCATCTATCCAACCCCGTGCTTCTTCAAATTTTGCAGTATGAGGGCTTGGGTGCCCATGCCGGACAAGAAATCTTACCTGCTTGGCTGTTGCCATATTCAACCGATGCCTCGTAAATATCGAATCGAGCACCTTCGATGCGTGGCCTTTGTTTTTAATTGTCCCCGGATCAATCCCATTCGAAATCAAAGTCTCGATTTGCTTCTCCGAAACCGGTTCGAACTCCCACGGCATTGCCGGCTCATACTCCGCAAGCGCAATGTCATGTGCGTTGAGTGCATATTCCATTGCATCGACCGTTCGGGCCTTTCGTGCCCGCCGCTTGAGCATTTCTTCCTTCAGGCGATCTTCTCGCTCCTGCTCAGCTTGGGCAAGCAAGTCCTCGATGTCCGTCGGTTCACTCGCCTGGGCTGACTTCTTGGTGATGCAATCCGCCTCCTCAGCCGATCTCGCAATGAGCTGAGCGGGATGAATCAGACTATGGCTTTCATGGTGGAAGAGCGGGTCAAGAAGTAAAAGGTCGTCCTTGCCCTCACAAACCCGAGTTCCACGCCCAACGATCTGACTATACGTTGAGCGGTGCCGTGTCAATCGAAGGTTGAGGATGCAATCTATGCTTGGTTCGTCGTATCCCTCCATGAGCAACATGCTGTTGGACAAAACGTTGTACTGGTTGTCGGAAAAGGCTTGAAGGACTTCCCACTTCTCCTTCATCGCACCATCCACATGCGCGGCCTTCATGCCGATTCTGTTCAATTCGTGCGTCAGGATAACGCTTGTTTCCACGCGCGGGGTAAAGATCAGCGTCTTGCGGAAGAATGCGTACTTCTTGACGTGATCCGCAATCGCAGCAAGGTGGGGCTTCAGTTTTCTGTGGATTTCCTCTTTGCTGTAGTCACCGGCCTGTATCTTCAGGTCGTTCACGTTGATGTCGATTGGTATCGCCCGGATCATAATCCTCGACAGGTACCCGTCGCGAATCAAATCGAACAGCGTCACCTCATAAGCGATATTTTCAAAGAACTGGCCGAGATTCTTCCGATCCGCACGGTCGAATGTCGCTGTCACCCCAAGCACGTGCTTCGGCCTGAAGTAATCCATTATCTTCATGTATTCATCGCTGAGGATATGGTGGCATTCATCAACGATGATAAAGTCGAAGTGTTCGGGGTCGTACTTCTCGATCCGTCCCGCTAAAGTCTGCCTCGAGGCGATGACGACGCGCGAATCGAGGTCCGCCCTATCTTCCGCCATCTCAATCGACGACCGAATTCCCGTCGCGGACCGAAGCTTGTCCTGTGCCTGAAAGATCAGATTCTGTGTGTGCGCAATAATCAGGCATCGACCGGGGTATCGTTTCACGAGGAACGAGAAGACAATCGTTTTCCCTGAACCCGTCGGCAAAACAAGAACCTGCCTTTTGTGTTCGGACCAGCCCTTCTCGACCCGTTGAATCGCTTCGTCCTGGTAATCCCGAAGATTCATCATCAGAAAGGAAGCGTATCCTCCGCATCGCCGGCATTGAGTTTTTCATCGGTAAATGTTGCGTCCTCGATGTCGTCATCGTCCTCAGCGCCGTCGTAAACGCCGTCCGTGAACGTCCCCAATGACCCGTCAGTGATGTAATAGCGGACCTCGTTAACTTCCACCGACTTGCCATCGAGCACTTTCTCGACGATCTCAATTCGGCATGGCACATAGCGCTTCTGAAGCATCTCCGGCTCAAGGTCGAATTCTTTGTCGGGTTCCAACCCGGAAAGCCCGAATGCGGTGACGAACTGCGATATTTTCCACGCCGCATTGGGAGAAAAGGAGAGATAATCCTTTACGCGAGCCTTTGTCCCGATGGGCGCTAAAATCAGTTTGATGAACTCGCTTCTATTCGGCTTGTTGGGCAATTCCAATGTCGCTTTTTCAATTTTCGCGATGTAGTTGCCTGGCGCTGCCTTCTCAAAGCCACCGTCTTCGGTATAGACGAATTTAGGCATTCGTGTCCCTCCATGATTTATCTTTCACAATTTGACGAACCTCTTGACCGGGAACCAGCACTGACTCGAGCCTTTTCATCAGCATTTTCTTGATCTGTGTGTTCGAATAATTCGGATAGTCTTTCTTGAAATACTCGACAGCGCGAGACCAGTTGAAATCAAAAAACGAAAGAAAATCTTCGCTCGGAACATTCAGCAATTCGTACATTTTCTTCCGGTCATCGACTGAGGGTTGCCCGTCAAACACGCGCCACTTGTAGCCGGGCAAGCCCTGCTCCTCCATCATCAGCCGCGCATGATGCTCGACGGAATCCGCGAATGTGTACTTGAGGAACCTTGCCAGCTCGAGCGCTTTCGCCATTTGGCGGGGATCGGTAATTTCGGATGGGTGATATTCTTTGAGGTCGTAGCGGGGGTTGAAGTCATCCCTGTTGACCGCAGCGCGAATGGCAATCTTCGTCGTCGCCGGACAGCGGTGGCGGATTCGGCAGAACGAGCAGAATTCGTTCGGGTTGTACTCCGCAGGCGGGTCGCTCTTTTTGTCGATCAGCGCCATCACCTTCTTTTTCGCTTCGCCGCGAGTGACTTCAAATTCTTCCATGTCCCGAAATTTTGTATGAAGAATACAGATTTTCGCTCGGGTGAAGCCCATCTCCTGCATAGCGCCGTAAGCGTAGCCAATAACCTGCAATTTGTAGTTTTTGGCCTGATCCCATCCCGTCTTGAGGTCGGCGATCAAAATCTTCTTCTTTTCCAGTTGGCGCATGTAATCGCAGGTTCCGAACGTGAGTAAAATGAACCCGTCTTCGTCCCGGATATGAATACGCCGCTCACATTCCGGCTCAGCATCCATGCCAGCGAACTTGGATAGAGTCTCAGCCGCCCAAACAATATCCTCCGGCGGATAGCCGTAAACATCCTCGTCGTACCTGTTTTCGACGATCATCCGAAATGCTTCGTGCGCTTCCCGCCCTTGCTCGGCGTCCTTGTTGACAATCTCATCGCCACCCGGCTCGAAATTGATGCACTCCTCGAGCGCGGGGAAGGCGGAAATCGGCATTACATCATGGTGCTTTTTCACTTTGGACCCCCCTTCAGACAATTCGCCCCCCCGCACCATTAAAAGCAACAGGCGCAGAGGGACGTAATTTACGCCGCGTTCTGTTTGGCGCGCACCTTGTACTTCATGCCGCGCCGGGTCAATCCGCTGTTGATCCCCCGCGCACGATACCGCGCGTCCATCTCGTTCTCATAACCCCCGAAGTCGATGGGGCTTCCTTTCTCGTCGCGCGCGACCTTCTTGTCGTGCCTGTTGACCACGCGGTACTTCTCGCCGACTTTCTTTACATCGACCGGATCGTTGACCTTCGCCATTTGAGTCCTCCTGAAATGATTTCCCCGTGAGGGATTTCCGAATAAAAAAATAACACAAAATAAAAATCAAGAAAAAAATGACGGCGGCTTTGCGGCAAGGTTCACCAAATCCCCCCACCGCAAAATATCGTGCTCCACCGCGCACGACTGCCGCCGATCATTTGTTTTCCTGCTGGTTTTGAAGCCGCTGACCAAACTTCATCCCAAGGAAGGCCGTTGTCGCACCGCTGGCGGACGCGAGGTATGCCTGCACAATACCGGCGACTTGCTCCGAGGGCAAATTCCACGCCAGGGCGATGCAGGCCGCCGTTGTACAGAGCAAGAAGACGGAAAGACCGGAAAGCATTATCGAATAACGTCGCGCCCCGTTTTGGGGAGCATTGGGCGAGGCGCTCATTTGCCCTTGTCCTTTCTTTTGTAAAACTCAATTTGGCGCAAGCGTTTCAGGGCGTCCTCACGCGAATCGTACCCGGCGCTCAGTCGCTTGTTGCCGTCATGCGAATACACAAAATACTTGCCGTCCAGTTTCTTTATCATGGCGTCCCCATCGGCTGAATCGGTGAGATGGTCATTCTGTCGTCGATATTCTTCTTCACGTTCCAGCGCGCGCGGTAAAATGCTGAAGGCGCTGAATGGTCATAGACAATCGGGTCGTCGTTTCCATCCCGATACTGAATTCGATACAAATCAACGTGTGTCGGATCGTCCGGGTGAGCATAGTTCCGGTGGAAATAGATGTACTTATCATCCATGAACGGACGTTCGAGGGCCTCATAGTATGACGTAGACCAACTTGGGACGTTAATGATGATGTACGGATCGACCGGGTTTTCATCGCTGTAATTCGCAATGACAATGCCGTTCGTCGAACTCCAGCCGATCCACCCCTCCGGCCCCATACAGCAATGCTTCGTCGATCCGAACGTTCCGGCGCCTCCAAAGTCCAGTTCGAAGTACCAGAGGATCGTTCTCGAGGGAATGTCCGCGACGGATACCCACGGCTTGCCGGATTTATTGGAATCCGAGTACACGACGGTCTCACCGTCCGGCGTGAAGTCCGGGTGTCCGGTGTATCGAATCTCGCCGGTCCGCGTGATCTTCGTCATCGTCGTGTAGTCATCTGTGATCTCCCACCAATCGGCCTGATCATAAAGGCCCGCCGGAGTAAGCATGTACCATTTCCCGGCGCCCTCGGGCAGAAAGGCGTCATGGTATCCCGAATAAGTCCTCTCGGGGAATCCGGCGCTGCTCCACGGTATCGTTCCGGTCGTTTGCAGGGAGCCGTTCGTGTAATCAGGGCCGTCCCACGTCACAGTATGAAAAATGTCCGGGTCGCTGGTCATGTCGTAGCGGACAATCGCTGTCCCTGACGTTTCGTTGGACGTCGCCAGCTTGCCGATGGTCCAGATTCCGCTGGTCGTGTATGCGTCCAACGTCAAAACGCTGGTGCTGACCGCATTTAACGCATTGTGGATCGTGACGGTTCTGCCATTCATATAGATTGCATCCGTCTCATTCATCCAGTTCCAGAAACCCACACTGACGTTCAGGATTTGAGTGTACTGCCAATCCTCGGACATATCGACAGGGGCATACCAGAATTTCTCAAGAGAATCATAGCCCCCTGTTTCGCCCCATGATTCGATCACAACGTAAACATCGTTGCTTGTGCTCCATGCGATGCCAGGGTGAGCGACGGCGCCTTTCTTGGTGATTTCAAACCCCTGCCAATCGGTGTACGTGTACGTCCGATCCGTCAGACGATAAAGCGAATCGAACCCATCGACGGCCTGATACTCCGAATTCTGCGAAAAAGCGCAGGCCGCCACCAGTAGGAATGCAACCGCAAGTTGTGCTCTCATTTTCTTACCTCACATTGAATTTGATCTCCGGTGGCGGAATCTCCTCCGGCCAGTCGAGTTCGATGATGAGCGTTCTCAGGGTCGCACTTGTTGTAATTGGGATTCCGGCCTGCTCTGGCCCAACAACAAGATCGTCCAGCCACCGGAAGCGAAACAAATCAACGCCGTCCCCATCGGGATGATAGTGGTTCGAATGGAAATAGACGTATTTGTCATCCATGAATGGCCGCGCATAGTGCGAATAGTTTTTGTATTTCCCATCGACAAGATTCGGCTCGAGATGCACGGGGTCGAAAACCTTGTCCTTTTTCCAATCCGCCACCGTGATCGTCCCATACGGACCGCTTTTGCAGATCATCGAGTCGCCGAAGTAAAAATTGTGATGAACAGGGCCAACATCGCTTGTTTCCCGGCTCCAAACGATTTCCCTATTCACCGTATCGTAAACCGACCAAAGCACCGGCCCGTTTTTGTTTGCGTCGCTGTAGACCACGTAGCGACCGTCATCACTAAAATCCGGGTGTCCCCAATAGCGGTTTTCTGCGGTCAGGCTTGATGTCGTCATGCGCTCCATTCCCGACCCGTCACGTTCGACCAGGAACCAACCGCCGGGTTCGATCAGGCCCTGCGGCGGAAGAAAGTACCATTTGCCGTCATCTCGGTACTCGGCGTCGTGATAGCCGGAGTAGCCCGGAACGGAAGGCGCATCGTCAACCATCTCCCACGGAATCACGTAGGGACTGCCGACGCGCCACGGGCTGAATTGGACGGGGATAAAGACATCATTGTACGAGGGGCGATCATTGCGAACCAGCATGTGATTCCCCCGGACGAGTTTCCCCTGCTTGTACAGGTACGGCGAGCGCTCCAGTTGTCCAATCGGCGCAAGGTCGATTCGGTCCCGGCTCCGAACTGTCCCGCTTGTCACGGTGTTGCCGATCATCGCAATGAAGTCGTCGGCATTGACCCAATTCCACAGATCGACGTGATACGCCATAAGCCCCGTAAATTTCCAGTCTTCCGACATATCGACGGGTGCGATCCAATATTTCCCGTGCTCATCCGACTGCCCTTCGACGTGCCGATTGGAAAGCATCGCGATCCACTTTCCGCTGCTGGTGCTGTGGCCGATGGCCTTGTGGGCGATGCCTCCGCGCTCGGTGCGCGTGACACCGTTCCAGGCGGTATAGGTGAACGTGCTGCTGGTGAGACGATACAGGTTGTCGTACCCATCCACTTTCTTGTACTCAGAGTTCTCCCCGTAAGCCGGCGAAATGCCCGAGATTACAATCGCAGCAAGCAGGAATATCAAGGCGAGCGACAGGCGAAGCATGTTCTCTTCTTTTTGCTCGTGGGCGTAAATGCTCACGGCAACCATGAAGACAGAAACCGAGAATAAAACAAGCGCAGTGATATAAATCATCATATCATCCATTCTCCACTGGGGGTTTGGAATGCGAACTCAGGGAGTCCGTCGTCGGACACGCATGTAAAGAGGTGCAGGCAGTTGGGGTGCAGGTTGACATGAACTTCCTTGCGCGGGAAGACCATGATCGCTTTCCGGTCGTCGCCGATGAATACATTCTTGACCTCGATCAATTCCATGTAGGTCGGAATATGATCGGCGTGAGAAACGGAGCAATGAATCCAGAATCGTTCATCGCTTTTCTTTACGCAGGAAAGCATGGCAAGCAGGCCGCTTTCCATGTTTCGGAAGGCGGCGGCGAACCCGTTGACGTATGTTTTCACACAGCGCCATTCAGCAGGGTATTCCGGGCAGATGTGGTCAAAGACATCCACAATTCCGTCTGGCGTCGATGAGCCTTCAATACTCTTCATGGAAGTCAATGTCGGCGTCTTTCGCCTCCTGGCATTTCGGGCACTCATTGTTTTCGGAACAGTCCACACAATACTCCGTTTGGCAAACCGCGCAGTACAGCAGAGATGTTTTGCTGGCCTGCTCTTCATTGCAATTCGGACAGAAATTGACGGAATCGCTGAACATATTCCCCCTCACTTTAGAAAATTGCCCGGCTGGATGCGGGATAACCGCACATCTGCCTACGCAGGGCCGGAAGGCACCACCCTTCGCGCCGGGCCTGGCAAATTAGGTGTTGTCTACTACAGTCCCACGATCTTCCGCAATTCATTTTCGTATCGCTGCAAGGCCGGTAGTTTGGAGATGCGCTCACAGGACGAGTCGGTCAGGTCGTTGAGGCCGGCGTCGTCTTCGTCCGGGATCATCTCGATTCCCTTGAAAAAGTCGATTGCCACGTCTTCGCCGTAATACTTCGAGACCCGTTCGATCTTTTGCCGGCTCGTGAGGTTCTTGTCGTTCGCGATTTTTTCCGCGATCATCTGGTTGGTCCAGAGCGAATCATTGCCATCGTCGCATTCGTCGTCCGCCTTCGGTTCCGGTTCCATCTTCTCCGGTTCCATCTTCGGGTTGGTTTTTCGCTCGGGCGTTTTGGGGGCCATCGACGCTTTGGCGTCTTCGATCCTGGCCTTTGCCTCTTCGGTCAGGAAAAGGTTCTTGCGAATTTCCTCCACGTCATCGAAGTTGACAAGCCGCGATTCCTTCCCGACGACGACGTGAAACTTCCGTTTAGGGGTGTGTATCGCAACGATGTCCCCGTTGAGCGTCAGGCCGTCGTGCTGAAAGGTGATGTGGTCGCCCTCCTCAGCATCCTCCCACATAATCGGCGGCTCCGGCTTCTCCGGCTTCTCGCCCTCCTCTTCGTCGTCCGGCTGCTCTTCCTGCGGCTCCTCTTCGATTTCAGTCGGTTGCGATTTCGCCGCCTCGGACTTCGGGGGGCGCCCACGCTTCTTCTTGGAGGGCGCCGCTTCCGGCTTCGGCTTCGGTTCCGGCGAGGGCGCTTCGTCCACCTTTTCCACGTCGGCGTCGATCACCTCGGCGTCGTCCTGTTGCGCCTCTTCGACGCCGAGAACCTCTTGCGCCGTGACTCGACTTGACGCCGATTCATCCGAAACCAATTCGGCGACATCATACCCATAACCGATTTCGGCGGCGAAATACTTGAACACCTCCGTCACCAAACGATACCGAAGCATTGCGCGCCTTGGGGCGCCGCGCCGCCAGTTGTGCTTGATCGTTTTGCCGTCCTTGGCCGTCACCCAGCCCGCCTGCACCGCGTCATCGAACGTGAATTCAGCCGTGTGCTGTTCATCTCGCCATGTGAACGTTGCGCGCGCTTTTTTGTCGTCGGTCTCGAGCCACTTGATGCGACCGCCCAGGCGATGAAATTCCGCAATCAGAAAATCCGCCTTTTTGGTCGGTCTGTTCTCGACGATGTGATTCTCGCGCAGGAACTGCATCAGCCCCTTGCCCTCCTCGAAGCAGGACATCACAACGACGGCGCCAGCCTGCGCATTGGGAATGCCGAACATCCCCGACTTGTGGAGGGCCTCGCCGATCTGCGCACACTTTTCGATCACGTTGTCGCTTTGGAATGCGATCTCGGTGATTGGCCGCAAAGCCAGTGCGTTTTTGGGGCGGACGCTCGGCAGGCATGGCTCTTTTCTGTTATCCATGTCCTGATTTTTCATTTCTTGATCTGTGGTCATTTTTGTCCCTTCTTACTTGATGTGGTTCATCGCCTTCAAAATCTGTCCCTTTTTCGTGGTATCCTCGGGTTGCCACAATCCGAGCAGCAGCAACAGCGCCAGGCGCGGGTCAAGCGGGCCGTCATCCCACTGCGAGGAAACGATCAGGATGGTCCTGAGAGCATCCATATCGCTGACTTCATGGACCGACATGGACTGGCGCATCCGCCAGTAGAACTCCGTGAATCGGATTGAATCGGCCTTCGTCTGTTCTTTCGCGATCTGCGACATTTTGACGAGAAGGCCCAGCCCGCGATCAAAATCGGGTTTTGCATCCTGATTTTCAACCCGATACAAATACGCCTGATTCTCATCGAGATGCCGCGCCAATTCCGCAACCGTTTTTCCCTTCACCCCTTCAGCATTCCGAAAGAATTGGAAAATGGTGTCGAAGAATCTGCCGTTTTCTGTTTGTGTCATAAGTATCACCTTTCTTTGCGCCAAGTGCCGATCCGCCGTAGCCCCGCCTACCCCGCAGGCACGAACGGATCAGCACAACCGCCGATGCGGGGCGCAGAATTTAGACCTCCTGGATATTCTGTTCGCCGGAGGCGAAGAAGCACTTGCATTTGCACTTCTCCGCCTTGAGGGCATCTGTGACCCACTTCATCAGCCCTTCGGTCGCCAACTGCTGTGTCTCGTTGATCATATCCGGGTACGCCTGAAACGCGAATGAGTGTCGGGCCAAATCGACCTCGACATAAATCGGGATGCTGAACTCGTTGATCCCGCTGAGGCTGAACATCTGTACGAACATTGGGCATTTCACGTCGAACGACCGGAGGAAATCCTTGGCGTCGCGCAGCTCGTGCGTTTCGCGCCCGCCGGAATTGATACGCGCACGGTCAATCTCGGACACTTTGTCGACGGCGCTGAAGAACGAGACTTTCCGAAATTTGTCAATCGTTTCGACCGTTACGCACCCTTGCAGGTCGAACTCGAACATCCGCATGACCTGCGTGTGCGTTTTTGGCTCCGAAAGTTTGAGTGTGAGCACCGTTGCGAGCCGGCTTGTCGGCGTGAGGGCCATCTCAAACATGTCGTAAGACCCCGGGCGGTTTCTGGAAGGGCAAATACCACTGACGCCCCCCAGCCCAAAGAATGCCTCAGTGATGCCGTAGTTCACAATCACCGCCGGAATGTCCTCCGCCCGGCAAACATGGATCATGCGCTGCGGGGCCACCGGTTCGATCTCGATGTCCGTCCCCGACGCCGGGTTGTAGTATCGCAGGCGCCCTGTTTCCTTGATCGTGGTGATTTGCGATTTTGCCGCCGCGACCGTCATCTGCTGAATTTTGCTGATCGCGTCTCCGCCGAGTTGCTGCGTCGCCTGTTCGTTTGTCTCGCTCATTGTCTCGCTCATTGTCTTCTCCTTGTAATGAAATCGGGGCCGATGTCCCGCTCGCCCCAGGATCAAATTCAATCCGCACTGTCAGGATCACAAGAAACTCGCCCGGATACCATTCGCTCCTTGTGATCGTTGTCGTTGTCGCCATGCTGTCGAGAACCAGTCGAACGGCGAGTTCATCGTCTCGGTCGCCGCCCGGCGCGATTGCCGGGAACAGCAGCAGGCCAACTCCAATCATCACCACGCTCCAATTACGCACCGGAGCCGCCTTCATCGTAGGCCCCGATGTCCGCAATGGTGATCTGGTCGGGATTGTCGGGGCTTTCCGGCGAAAAGAACAGCTCCGGCGACCCGCTGGCCGCACAGCGCAGGCGGCCTGTGACGTAGCGCCCGCCACGCTTGGGCAGCGTGTCATCCACAGTGATGTTGACCTGCACGTCGTTGTTGAAATGGAACGTCTTCTTGTCCACCTGTGGGGTCAGCGCGATTTCAAGGCGGATTTTTCTTGTCTCAGGCGTTGGGCGGTCGTGGACATCCTCAAGGCAGCGCCGGATTGCATTATCGAGCATTCGCGCCACCACGCCCTGCTCGATGTCGCTTAGCGTCGCATAAGACAGATTGCGCGCTGCTTCAGTTTTCATTGTCCTGCTCCTTTATGTATAATTCATTCAAAATCCTAGCGGTTTGCGAGCACCGTCATCACTAAAATCCGGCGGCCAGCCGCCCGGCGTAGCAGTTCTTACAGCCGCTCGATACCTTTTCGCAGCCGGTGACGGGGTTCCACGTCGCATCAGTCCATTCAATTTTCGTCATCGTTCCGCTCCCCCTCGACTGGTTTCTCCTGATGCAGGCGCATGAATCGAATCGCGTTCGACATTTCGTTGCGTTGCTGTATCGCCTTGCCCCCGACCATGCAGACGTAATTCAGCGCATATTCGTGGCCGTGTTCGTTGCGCTGGTGCTCATACGCTTCGAGCAGCGTCCGCGCATGGTGCTCGGTGTCATCGCGAATGCTCATCGGCGCCCCCCTTGTTCTCCGCATCCACCGGCTCCACCGGCTCCACCGGCTCAAAATCCGAACAGACGCAGCGCCTTTCATCAATGATCGTCCATTCCGGCGGGAAGAATTCGTCGCGGACGCTGTCCGCCCACAGCAACCCGTTGAAGAAAATCGGACACGCCGTGATTTCAGTCTTGTCCGCCCTCTTTTTGCACTTGTCGCACAACTGCCGCTTGAACTCGAGGAGCGTCGGCGGCCCCGTCAAAACGCCGCCGATGTATTCCTTGAACTCCGAGACCTTCGGCGCCAGGGTCTCGCCGTTAACGAATTCCACGTCCACGACGGGGTTTTCGCGGACGAAATCGAAGTTTTCCTCGACGTATTTGTGTGCGACCCGAAACGTTCTGTCGCACCATTCCTCGCAGTCAATGTTCGAGCACACCAGACGGTGCTGGAATGCGGCGAACACCGTCAGCACGATGGTGCGCGGGGCGGACTGAATCCCGGCGCACTCGCACAGGAATGCCTGGTAGATGTTCGCCGGGTCGATGCGCGTAACGAGCGCTGGGACAAATGTTCCCCTGTCGCGAATTTCGATCATAAATGATTCCATCGTTCATCTCCTTTAGTGTTTCGTAGTCATCTTGTATTGCTCGATCAGCAATTCCCGGGCGACCTTCAGCGGCGATTCCTTTTCGGCGCCCTTCTTGAGGGTTTCCGTGCTGATGCCGGCGTCGATCAGCGTCACCAGCTCCAGCAGCACTTTGTGCAGCCTGGCCATCGTTTCGGTCGTGCGGTCCACGCATTCCCCGGCTTTGAGGTCGGGGCGGGAGGTTTCCGTCACCTCCCACAGGTGCAGGCGGCCCGCCTTGAAGCCGAGGTCGCCGGCGCCGTCGGCGAAGCTGCGGCGGCGCCCCTCGAACAGCAGCCCGTCGCCGTAGGGGTGGCACCGATATTCCCCCTTGCCGCTGCCGGTGACGTAGCCGCGCCCGCCTTTATCCAGCAGCCGCAGCGATCCCGCGCCGAGGCGGTCGGAGATCGGCATCCCCGACCAGTTCAGCAGTTGTTCGAGGTTCGCTCCGTTTTTCACCGCTTCGTCATAGGCGGCTTCCCATGCCGCCCAGAACCTCTTGATCTCTTTTTCGTCCGTGGTTTTTGCCTTCATTCCGTCACCTCCCTTCCGGCGCGTTCGAGCACGTCCGGCGTCATGGCGGCTGTTTTGCACAGAAAGCCGAAGCGGTCGTTGGCGCCGATGAGATCGAGATTGGTGTCGCTTTCGACGAGCACCCCGTCGCGCACGGCGATCATGGGGATGCCGCAGCGTCGTGCGGTTCGGATTTCCTCGACCATGCCGATGCTTGTGGGTTTTGAGACATCGACCCATATTTCGTCGCAGCATTCGAGAAATCTCAGTCCGAGGCGAATGGCTTGGGCGCGTTGTCGTTCGTCGTTTTCGTCGAGAAACTGCGGGTAGATCAAATGCGGGGCGAAGGGTGCGCATCCGCGTTCGACGGCGAGTTTGCAGATGTCGCGGGCGTTCGCGGTGTTTTTTTCGATGTCGCCGTTGTAGGGGCTGCACACGAAAACGCGCTTCATGGTTTTCTCCTTCCGTGACAGAATGCCGTGAACGCTACGCCCCGCCCGGGCCTTCGTCAAGTAAAAAATCACCCCGATGCAAAAAATTCCGCAAGAACAAATATCCGCCCTCGCAGAAAAAAAATGGAAGGATTCCGGCTCAGTTCGCTTTACCGTTTGGTTTGGTACCGTTTTTTTTGGTGTTATTTTTTTGACGCCCCGAATTTTAGTTCGCAAGGTACGTCTTTCTTATTTTAATGAATCGCATAAAAAACGGCCCCAAACGCCAAAAACCACCAAGAATCATTCCTAACTGATGTGGCTTCAGTTGTTATTAAAAAAAGGTACATCTTTCTTATCCATAAACCTTTTAGTTTTTGTGGGAAGGGCTAAGCGTAGGTTTTTCAACGACCCACACGTCCCTACCCCGTGCTCCCTTAGGAGTGTTAGGGGGAGTGAGAATAGGAGTGTGAGATTAACGGCCCCCTTTAGGGGGGCCTATTCACACTCCTTTCTCACGTGGGGGGAGGAGGAAAACCGCAGCGTCGCGCGCGCCTTCCCGAACCAACCACTTCGAAGCACTGAACTCAAAATACGTGCTCGATAGGATGCTGGAATGCCTCAAATCGTGCGAATCAGCCACTCTCAGCCACTTTATCGGGGTCAGGCGTCTCTCGCTACCCCTAAAGGGCAGATCGGCCTTCCTACCCCCCTAATCCGAATACCCGAACCACCCACGAACCACGCGAACTTACACCCCTCAAACACACCCAATACCCACTTCCTTGCGCAACCTACACAAAATCAACACCCTATACCTAAAAACAACCCCAAAACACCACTCCACACCCCACACTCCACACCCCACACTCCACACTCACCACTCCAAACTTCTCCTCCTTGCGAAAATACAAAATCCCCATCCGCGAACCCCGAAAAGGCTAAAATTCACGATGGGGCTAAAGGACCGGAAAATACTCGCGGGGAAAAGGGGGGGATAAATACCACCTCTACGAGGCGGCGCTTGGTCCAGCGGGGGGCCTTGTGGCGGACCAGGGGGGGGATCGGGGCGGTCGAACCTGCTGAAATTGCTCTATGATTTTTTGGACTATTTGGATTTTTTGGATTTTTTGGATTTTTTGGATTTTGGACGTTTTGGACGGTTCAGTCTGGAATTGGGCCATAGGCGTCTTAGACGACTGATATTGCTCGACTTATGCGATTTTCCGACTCCGATTCTCACAATTCGGAAAACGAAAAAAAGGTCCGATTTTGTGGATGGTCTGGGGAAAACCGTAAGAAAGATACAATCCCCCCCAAATCCCCCAATTGGCACGATTATTGCCTCAGCGTGTACCGTGCCAGATTGTGGGCAATGTGGGCAATCGTAAGGATATTACGTTATTGCGTAAGGGCGCCGGTCCTGGGCGTGGTGCTGGCGGTGTCCTGGGCGCGGCGTCGCGGCGTCCGCCCGCGGGCATCCATTGTGCTGCGCGCCGTTCAACGCTACACGCTGGCCGAAATCACCGGGCCGATGCTGCTCGGCCAGTTCGTCGGCACATTTGTTCTGCTGACCGCTAAACTATACGATCTTGTCGGCGTGCTGATCAACCGCGGCGGCGGGGGCCGGAGCGGGCGGCGGGCGCGGGCGCGGGGCTTCCTCGCGTGTCTGCTGCCGAACATGTTTGCACAGACGATCCCCATCGGCGTCCTTGTCGGCGTGCTGATGGGTTTCGGGCGGCTCTCGAACGAACTCGAAATCATGGCGATCCGCACCAGCGGCGTGAACCTGATGTTTCTCTATCGTCCGATTCTGATCTTCGCCGGCACGCTCTCGCTGAACCTGGTCCTCCTCAATATCAACGCCTTTCCATGGCTCAGCCACCAAAGCAAGGAACTGCTCGTCGCGATCAAATATGACATCCTCGCCAACCTTGCGGGCAGCGGGCGCGGGCGCGGAATCGCCCCGCAAAAAAAAATCGCGCCGACGCAAAAAAAAAGCTTGACACGGGTCGGGGCAATGTATAACAATCCCGACATGGTTATACAGGGGGGGGACTCAGTCCCCCCCCCCAAAAAAACAGGAGGACGAAAATGGGACAGGGACAGGGACCGGGACCGTCGCACGAGACGGTCATCGATCAACCCCGCGGCGTGTGGCCGGGGATCGGGATGCAGATCACGGAGTACGGGCAGGTCCGCGATGCCTACGAAGACTACGGCGACGAGCCGTGGTCGACGCTCTCGAGCGCCGATCGTGCGTGGTGGGAGGACGTGCTGTTGCGCGTCCACCAGCAGCGCGTCGCGCTCGAGAGCCTCGCGGTGGACGCGCGCGCGAGGGCTTACGCGCACCTCGAGGCGGCGGGAGATTACGCCGTCGAGGACCTGCCGGACCTCATCGCCGCCGCCGTGGAGGCGGCGACGGCCTGACCGCACGCGCAGCTTGCCTCGTGCCGTCTCTCGCAGACGGCACGCACAAGCGGCACGGCACGGCGCCGCAAAAATCGAAAGGAGGCGGACATGAAAAAATTGTCAACGAGCACGTCCAGCCGCTGGCTGGATAACAACCAGGGCGGCTGGTCCCCCACGTGGGGCGTGGAACCCGAGAGCGCGACATACAGGGACGACCTGCATGTCGTGCAGATACGCGAGGACAGTAATGGCGGATGGAGCGAGGGGATCGATCTCTCCGTTATCCCGCCAGGCTATTATTTGGCCCGTCTGGGCGACGACGTCTATGCGTCGCCGGACGGCGCAGACCTCGTCGCCAAGTACATAAGTCACTACGTCCTCCCCCCCGTAACGGCGGGGGACTTTTGGGCACAACTCAGACGGTCACAGTACCAGCTGACCCGGCTGGGCAACGTCCCAGACGAATTCTCGCAGATTTTATTCTCGGACGCCGAGACCAGTCCGCGCACGACGCTGGCAGTCCTGGCGGCCTGGTCGGGTAAAGAAGCCACTAATGCGGTGGTCACTAATCCGGCGGCGTGTTCGTTTCTGCTCGCGCTCCTGGCGGCGTGGTCCGGTTACAGCTGTAGTCAGCCCGACATCCGGGCTTACCTACAGCAAAAAAACCGAATGTTTGTGCGGCGCTCGGAGATCGCCGAGGGCGATCTGTGTGTATGCAACACCGGATCCGGGTTTTTCTCGTCCGTTGAGTGGCACGCCAGCAGTCTCAACCGGAGGGAGCGGCAATGAAAACGACAAACAACCATTGCGACAAAACCCGCGAAATTGCGCGGGTTTATGCGACGCTGCGCGCGGAGGGGGCGGCGGCGGCGGATGTTGAGGCGGCAATTTGGGTCGAGGGTGACGCGTGGTATGCGCCATCGGAGATTACGCGCGGAATTGCGCTGGCGCAATCGGCGGAGGCTGCGCGCGGCGAACGTCCGGCGGTTTGAGACGTGCGCCGAATGCGTCCCCTCCGCGCCGCGCACTTTGATCGACGCACGAGGGGACGTGTTGGGCGCACTTCGGTGCGCTGAAAATCACAAACCGAGGAGGCATTCAAAAATGCCCGAAAAACTGCAGGTGAAAATCCTGGCCGGAGCGACCGGCCTGGCACAAAACGTCGATGCAGACGCGGGATCGACGTTCGGCGCGGTCCTCGTCAACAACGGTATCGACCCGCAGAGCCTCACAGTGCGCGTATTGCGCGGCGGCGCCTATTTTACGCCTGCGGCCAGCGACGCAGTGAGAACCGGGGATTTCATATCGTGCGTGCCTGCGAAAATCGAGGGGGCGGCGCGACGATGAACGACACGGCGCACACAGCGACCGCAATCGAAACAGAACGCGGTGATACGTGCGCGCGCGAGCAATTCGCTAAAGCACTCTCGACGGCGATCCGTCGAGAGTGCGTTAGCCGTTACGCTGTGCGCGCGCGCGAGACGGAAACGTCCGTTCGGGAACATACGGAGCGACGCCAATTTGTTGCGCGAATGCTGCGCAAGGCCAGGGCGCGCGGATGGCGTGGCGCGGCGCGGCGCATCGAGAACGCGGCAACGCAAACGGGAGCGTGCGGGGAGCCAAACCCGTATCGTGTCTACTCCAGCGAGCAGATACGCGCGGAGAGGGAGCAGGCGGCGCGGAGCCGGATTATGGCCATCGCGGCGGCGCGGGACGCGCGGGCGGAACATGTACGGGATTTGCGGGCGCGGATTCTCGCCGAACTGCGCGAGATCGAGCGGCAGGGGTTGGACATGTCGTTCGACTTCAACCAGGGGCATTGTGATTTCAGCGGCGGCGGCGTGGTGGAAATAGTGATCGACTATTGGTCGTTGGAACTGGACGGATTTGATTTGGGCCGATGCCAGTTTATCGTCGGCATCGGCATCGGCCAGAACGGCAATCTGATCTGGAATATTCGGCTGACAATTGGCAAACATCCACACGTGGCGGACAACGGGGATTTGTGCTATGGTGATGCGTCCGTGCTGATCTCTGCCGCGGTGCAGGCGGGTTCATTGACTACGGTTGTCGCAGCGGTGCGCGCGGTGGTCGAGACGTACAATCCCGATTCGGCGTACTGGTCGATTTACGACGACCGCTTCGGCCAATTTTGTAAGTCGTGCGATTCACATTACGATTTTAGCGAGCTGACCCCAATCGGCGAGGATTATTTTTGTGATGATTGCCTGTTTACCTGTGCATGGTGCGACGAGGCGAGGCCTAATAGTGAGCAGATTCCCACGCGGGACGGAGTGGTTTGCGAATTGTGTTTTAGAGATTATTTTTTGCACTGCGACCAATGCGGATGCGGCATCCACGAGGCAGATTCGACAGCAACGGACGGCGGCGGGCTGTGCGCGGAGTGCGCCGAAAAGCGTGAAGAAGGGGACGAGGAGGGGAACGAATGAAAAAAAACACGCAGGTGAAACAGCTGGCGGAAACGGTGAACAGCACACCGGCGCTGCGGGTGATTCTCAGCCCTGTCGCTCACGTGCATCTGCGCTGGATGATCGAGCGAACGAGCGATGAACTCTCGGCGTATGGGTTGATTGATTCGGTCGGCGGTGGCGTGATTCGCATCAGCGATTTTATCCTGGCGGCGCATGAATCGAGCGCCGCATTTGTCGAAAACGACATGGCGTGGTTTGCCGATTTGCAAATGCGTTTACACGTCGAGCGAGGAATCGAACCATGGCAGTTGGCGTGTTGGTTGCACACGCATCCAGTTGGTTGCAACGGGCCGAGCGGCACGGACGACCAGACAATGGACGCGAATTTTGCCGATTATCCGTTTGCGCTGATGATGATTCAACCTCACGGGCGCGGCGCAGAAACGTTCGCGCGCGCCTATGTCAATACGCGCCTGGGTCGGATTCACGTTAAATGCAGGGTTGACGTCGATTGGTTGGCCTGGTCTACGTCGGTTGGGCCAGAGACTATCGACCAATGGGAGCAGGAGTTTCAGGAGCGAGTTTCTGCGCGGTCCGAGACGTGGAGCGAAATCATCAGCAGGCCGCGCGGTTGGGACGATATGTCGTCGGGCTACGATTATTTCAGCGACGACGTCGAGGGCGTTGAAAACGAGTCAATCGAATACGACGATTTTCTGAATTGCTGTGATTTATACGGGATTGACCCGACTGATCGCGCCGAATGTATGGATGTTTTAGGCGTGTTTTTCGATAACGGAGGGAAAAAACGATGGTGGCTAGACAAATGAACCAAAACCAAAACCGAAACGCGCGAAACGCGCGGAACGCGGGAATCGTGTGCCAGGATGCAATCAACCAGCATCGCGCCGTAATCGTGGGTGTCGGGGCGATTGGCTCGCACCTGGCCGAGATGCTGGCGAAACTCGGCGTACTGCGTTTCACGCTGATCGACCCGGACGAAATCGACACGGTCAATCTCGGCGTGCAGGGATTCTACGAGGCCGAAGTGGGCTGCCTGAAGGTTCGTGCGGTGGCTGATCGGCTGCGCGAAATCAATAGCGCGGTCGAGGTCCACGCAATCGCGGCGCGCGCGGACGCCGAAATGTTTCGGTCGAGCGAACCGTGCGTGGTTTTTTTGGCGGTTGATTCGATCACGACGCGCACGGACCTGTATCGCGCCATTTCGGGGGGATTGCGCCAGACAATCCCCGTGCTGTTCGACGGACGTATGGCGGCGGAATCGTTGCAGGCGTTCTGCGTCAATCTCCGCGAACGGGATCAACGCATCCGCTATCGCGCGACGCTATTCGACGCTGCGGACGCATATCAGGACGGCTGCACGAGCAAGGCGACGATTTATTGCGCTGCGATGGCGGCGGCGATCCTGACGGCGCTTTACAAACGATGGGCAATGGCGCAGGAGCCGGAGTTCACAATCAACGTTAATCTGGCGACATTCGACGTTTGGCGCTGAGAGAGGGGGTTGACATGGAAAAAACGTTCAAAACGTTCAAAACATTCATGAGAGAAAACCGCAGCGAAATCGACGCCTACATTCGCCGACGAATGAGCGATGAAAAATATCGACTCAATGATAACGAGCGGCGATTGTGGATTCTCAACGACGAGGGCCTGTATAATTGGGCGCGGTCGGAAGGCGTAAAAATCTAAGGAACGGAGCCGGTGCGACCATTCAGCGCCGCACCGGCATTCACTAAAAAACATGGAGGGCTTTCAGATGAGCGGCACGAGGAGCATTCCCGTATTTTCCTGGCTGGACTGCAACTCGGGAAAAACAGCAGTCCAGCAGGTACGCGACGAGAATCACGCCTGCTACATCCTGCTGTATCACATACTCGACGATCTTTCGGACCCCGAAAAGGCGGACGATGCGAGCGTTGAGGAAATCGACGCATACGATTCGATTTCGGCGGCGATTGATGCTGGCGATATGACAATCCAGCGGGTCATCGCGGAAATTGACAGTCGCGGTCTGTGGCCGAAGTGGGCGCATCAGTATTATTGCGGCTACCAAGTCCTGGAAGTCGAATAGAAGGGGGGGGGCCGAGAAGTGATCGGCGTGAAAGAGATACGCACGCGCCGTTTGGCGCTGAACCCGCCCGCCTCGGTCAGTGAGTTGGCTGAGGCGGCGGGGGTGGCGCGGCCTACGGTGATGCGGATCGAATCCGGCGCAACACCAAATCCGGGTGTGCAAACGATACGCGCGATTGAGCGGGGCCTGATCGAGATCGAGAGCAGGCGGGCAAGATGAGAAACATACAAAGAAAGGATACGGCAATGCGATCACCAAAAGGCGGAAAAACGAAAGACGGTAGAAGGCGGTTTGTGTGGGCACGGGTCAAGTACAAAATGAAGGAGACGTTCATCGAGGTTCCCGATCCGTGGCACGGCGTAAAGCGGGTCAAGAAGTACATCATAACCTGCCCACGATGCAAAGGCGGGTTTGAGTGTCTGCCCGTGCACCTCAAGAGGGGCGGCGTCCCCTGCCCGCATTGCGGGACGTTTCATGCCAACGACGGCAAGACGGGCAAGCCGCCGCTGAAAGGCATGGAATGATGACAAAAACAGACATCGCCGTGCTTGTTTTCGTCGTGGGTTTTTTAATCCTGGTGGGATTGGGGGTGTTTCGCAGTGGCTAAAAGGTATAACAGAAAAGGCAATAATTCGTTGCCCAAATCGCATCTGCAAGACCCGGACAGGTATTTCTCTCGGGTCGAAGTCGGGCGGATTCGGCGACGTTTGTGGAATAAGGCTTACGAGGAGATGCGGAGCGGGCAGTTCAACGCCTGGGTCGCGCGCTGGTTTTTCATCGAGCTTTTGCTGAACACCGGCGCGCGCGGGGCCGAAGTCGTCAAAATGCGCGCGTGGCATTTCGAGGAAAGTCGGGGGCTTGTGTGGTTTTGGGGCGGCAAGGGGCGCCGGGAAGACTTTCGGGAGCCGGTTGCCGTATCCCATGACTTCGGAAAGAGCTGGGCGCTATACTGCCAATACCTGAACATCAGCCGTATCCCCGAACACGATGCGCTGATGTTCCCCTTTTGGGGGACGACGCGGACTCTCTGGAATCAGTTTTCCAGAATCCTCGATTTCTGCGGGGTCGAAAGGCGGGATCGCGGCCTTCACGCGTTCCGCCGCACCTTTGCCAACGCAACGAGGAAGACGGTGCGGACGGTTTATGAGTACAAGGTCCAGATGCGGCACTCCCCCAACACGCCGGAAGACTGCTATTTGGGAGTCGATATTGACGATGTACGGCAGGCTGTTGTCGGCGGCTTGCCCTTCGAAGAATATCCGCCGCTGAAGAGCGTAGCGCCGCTGGAGCCGATAATCCGGCAAACGCTCGGCGGGATTTTGTCGCCTCCGGACTTGCAGGAATGGAGCGAGCAGCAGTTGCGCGAGTTGTCCCTGTCCATCATTTCGATGGGCGCTGACGACCGTGACAAACTTCTCCGCGAGATGTATATGATGCTGGTTCGGGACGGCAAGATCAAAGAGACGCCGTACCATAACGCCCGGATACGGAGCATCAGTAAAAAGCTGGGATCGCCGCCTCGGTTGCTAAAGGAATTCGAGAAAATCGAACGGGAAGGAGGATAAACATGAAAGCCAGGAAAACGCGGTTGATCGCTCTTCGCATCGACGAAGATATGGCCGCCGCGCTGGAGATTTCTCCGCGTGGGAAAAGCGAATTTATTCGCAGGGCAATCGAAAGGTACTTTGAAGATGCACGCAAAAAGGCAACGCGTAAAGTTCCGCATTCGGTTCGGTAAGAAGGGTTCCGCCTGCGACGAATTGATCGTCAAGCGGATTCGTCGCAGGCGTTTTCGTGACGAGACGGACCTGCTGATTTGCGAGGTGGTTCGGGAGCGAGGGACGATTCCGGGCTACCACCCTTATCGTCGTGGCGCTGTGATAACGATGCCCGAGTCAATGATCCAGGAAAGCATCGTTATTGATTGGCTCGATGATCAATAGGCGTCGCGATACCACTCAACAGCATCTTTGTAGACTTTTTTGTCGCGGTCCGAAAGCGACCGCACGAATTTAACGCGCTCCTCCTTCGCAATCGCCCCCAGCGGGTGCGAGCGAGTAAGGCTCTGCCGAAGGCCGGGGCGCGTCCCGCCTAAATCGAAATATCTGTCCAGCCACCTTTCCGCCTTCGTGTTCTCCCCAAAGCGAAGCGCCTGCTTGTAGTAGTACAGAGCGTTCTGCCTTTGTGTGGGCTGAATGATGGGAAGTTCCTTGCCCTGGTCGCGAAGCCATTCGCTTGCCCTTTGCCGCACGAAGAAGTACGAGGCTTCGCCGGGATCGGTACGGTAAGCGATGGCGGACCAGATCGGATTCCATTCCCCCGGGCGAAGGTTCTTGCCCGTTGCTTGCCGATAAACCCATTCAAGCGCGAAGGTCTTCGTGAAGTGTTCGGCGCGGTCGCGAATGACACGGCCTCGGAAAGCGAATGTCTTGCCTTCCTCGAAGATCGTCGGGAACGTCGAGCGTCCGGCAATCAATTCGAATGGGGTCTTGATGGCCGGGTTGACGCCATTGACAGCGCGGTCGATGACGGCTTTGGGAAACTCCAGCGCAATTTCGGCCATGTCCGTTCTGCCGTAAAGCAGATCGCCAAGTTCCTTGGGGTAGTCCTCAAGACCGAACCAGCTCATCGCATCCGAGAAGGCGCCCTGGAAGCGCAGACTGTGAATCTGACCGTCCGGGGACTTGAAGAAGATCAACTGGAGTTGCCTTCGATCTCTGTTGAGGAGGTCGTCGTCGTCCGGGAACATTGCGCGATTCCAAAGCGTAATCGCGGCATACAGGGCTTGGGCGCTAAGCGCGAAGGTCGCCGCCTTGATTGCCGTTCGAGCGCCGGCGCCGGTGGCGAGGCGCGCCGCCATCCAACCGTGCACCCCGGACTGTTCCCGGGCGGTGTTGCGCAGAATCCGGTAATATCGTGGGAGATTGCCCTCCATCCATGAATAGAACGGGATCAAGTGCGTCCGCAACCATTTACCGGTGTCGGAGATATTCCCGTAGTCGATTACGAGTTCACGCGCGACACGCGCCGTCTTTCGTTCGTTTGTCGTGATCCCGTTGATGATCACCGGGTTGCTGGCCCCGTATGTTCTTTTCCCGGCCTCGATGTCCTCCGAAGCCATGTCGTAAACAGCAAGTCGCAAAATGTTTTCGCGAAAGATTGTCGCCCGCTTCGACCCTCGATACGCCGCGCCGAAGATATTGTCGAAAAGGCGCAGGAACTCGTTCGGGTCATTGCTTTTCAGATGCGCGAGTTCCTCGATGTCGCGGACATCCGTTAATTCCTGCGCAATCTGGCCTGAATTAAGAACCTGCAATTCGACAAGGCGATTGAATTTCACGACAAATGTCGGGTTGGACTTCCCGCGCGAAAGCGCCAAAAGGTCAATGATTGCCCGTTTCATGTGCGGGATGGTTCTCGCGCCGTAGTACGCAAAAACAATGTCGGCGTCGCCGGAGAAGTTATTGATGTTGTACGTCAGGACGTTGAACGGATTGAGTAAAATCCACCGCTTCCAGTTTTGCGTGGCGCCTTTCAGCAATCCGTCAATCGGATCGGGGTCTTTGATGCGGGATTCGTAATCTTTCTCCATCTTGTTCAACTGCTCGATGATTTCATTCGGCAGGAACATTTGCGGTTGCTCGCCGGCGGACGCCCACATTTTACGGAATGCGGACTGATCGACGTTCAGCGTCTTCCCGTCAGCCTCCAGAAGACTATTCATCAGGGATTCCTGGATCGTCCATACCGGGAAGATGTTCGTTTTTTCGTCGAAGGAATAAAAATCGTAATCGGCGTATTCATCATATTTTGTGATGTCCTGCCACGTCACGAACTTGTCGCCGAGCGTTTCGCGAATCATTTTATTGCGCTGTGCGATTGCGCTCAGGATTCCTCCGGCCTCTATACCACCCTCGAGCTTATGGTCCAGCAAATACTTCAGCAGGCTGAACATTTCTGGATTGTCGGGCATTTTAAGGCTCGTCTTGTCTTTCGAGTCCTGCCCGTAATTTTCTTCAAGCCATTCGTCATAAGCCTGCTGAATGTCCTCGAGCACTCCCTGGTAATGCCCTGGGGCGTTGATTTTCCCGGAGAAAATCTTCGCGGCAAGGCGTTGCATATTTATTGCAATCCGCTTCTTGAATTCATCGCGCGGATCAACGAATTGCGGGTTTTCCTTCTTTTGCTGCTTCACATATTCTTCAAAAGCGCGCGTATTCTCCGCCTTCGCCCGCTCCTTTATTGCGTGCAGTTCATCGTAGTGGGAAATCTCGTTCTCGAATTCCTTTTTCTTCAGAAGTTTGATCGCCTGATAAAGCCACTCGTATTCCGCCTCATGGTAGAGCGTGTTGTAGTCCCCCGTCTTGTCCCGGCGGGCAATCCGAAACCCGACGCCACTCGATTTCTGGTACGCCTCGGACTCGATGATCGCATTGCGATAGGCCAGAACCTGGCGATGGTAGTAGCGGGGGTCTTCGAGAATCCTGGGGGAGAGAATTTTTTGTTCGACGAGAGCATAAACGACGCCTTTCACGAAATTCTGACGCGCCTTCAGTGCCCGGCCAATCTCCTCGTCGTTTTTGACGTACCACATGACGTTCTCGAGGTCTTTCTCTATCTCCTGGACGCTTTGATAGCCCATCTCCAAGTGCTTCTTGGGGTCGATTTCATCACCACGTTCGTGGGCTTCCGCGCGGTATTCTTCAATCGTCCGCAGCATATCAGGGAGAATCAGAGCCTTCGAGAAGATGTCCGCCTTCTTCGGGCCAAGCCCCGCCGCAACATCGACGAGGATATTGCGGACGACCATCCGCGCGCTCATCGGCATCCCGTCGAACAGGCGAATTACGTCGATGAGGTTTCCATACCGCTCGGGGTCCAGCAGGGTCGGGTTTGTCGTGATGGCCTGCTTAATCCAATCGCGGTAAAAAATGCGATGAACCCTCTGGAAGAATTTCTCGAAGCGGGATACGACCGTCGTCCCCTTGTTCATCTGGAACTTCTTTTCGACGTTCGGGTTGACGCTTTCAATCGGCGGGCCGTCCTCGGGGAGATCATCGCTTGGCTTCTTCCGCTTCAGGACGTATTTCTCGATCATTTCGTTGAGGTGCTCGGCGGCCTCTTCGACCTGCCGAGTGGGGCGGCCCGCCATCGTTCGACCAATAGTTTCGAGGGCCGCCTGTGCGAGCGTCCCACGAGGCCCGTTCGTGACTATCTCGAAGGGGTTGACCATCGTGCGGTCCTGGGACATTGCCATCTTGTAATGGGGCAGCCCCGTGCGCCGGCCAACTTCCCCGGACAGGATTCGCCGAAAAACATCTTCTGCATGGATGCCGCGCAGGCCGACCAGGATATTTCGGAGGAGCTCGCCGATGCGATGCAGGATTCGTTCGACGGCGCCGCTGGGTTCTTTATTCTTTATCGCAAAACGAGCGATTTCCCGGGCGAAGATTTCCTCGTTGAACTTCCCGTTCTCATCGTAAAAGCGCCGATCATTCAGAATCGCAGTGACTTCGTTTTCATTCAGAAGACCGGAGCGGATCGACCAGTGCCCCGCGATTTCGTGGATCAGGTCTTCGACGGTTGCGCCCTGGTACACCGTCAGGGTGCGCGATACCGGGTCGTAATCCGAGAACTTGATCGAGCCTTCCGCAACGCCTGAAGAGGCCGGATAATTCGCCGCCTCCTCCTTCGTCACGCGCCCGACTTCATTCTTGAAGACGACCTCGACATTTTCGACTCCCATCTGCGCGGCGATCTCCTGAAACGCTTCCGCCACATTCCTTATGGCATTCCCCGGCCGGCGACCGAAAAGTGGTGACGACTGAGCCGAAGCCAGAGTGCGCTGAGAGATGTTCGTGTTCGCGCTCTCGTGCGTATTGATGTACTCGTCCTGTTCGTTGCCGTTCCATTCATGGATGGATGCCATCCATTCGTCCAGCGATAGAGATTCATTGCGCTGACGATTGGCGACGGAGCCGTTGGCGATGCGTTCCATCACGTCGCGGGCCTTCAGGTCGCGAATGCCGAGCCGGTCCATCAATGTCTTCAGGAAGTCCACGATTTTACGCAGGGCGCGACCCAGCGGTGTGCGGGGCTGTATGTTCCGTTCCCAATAATCCGCAAGCGCATTGGCGGAATCCTCCCACGAAGGATATTCGCGGTCATAGGCGGCTCGTTCCTCGGGCGTCAGGAGATCGGAATAGCGAATCCAGTGGTCAAGTTCGTGTACGACATCCCAAACCGTCGCGCCCTGGTAAACCGTAATCATTCGGGTTCGCGGGTGGTATTCCGCCGCCTTCCGGTCGCCGGCCTTGACGTTCGGGTTCGGGTGCGCCTCGGCCTGCTTTTCGGATAAGTACGCCTTGCTTTTGACGATACGAAAATCCACGCCCTTGAGGCCGAATTCATCAATGACGCCCCTGATTTGGGCGAAGGTCAAATGGGCGTCACCATCAATCATAAACGTCGAAACTGACGCCTTGGGGTATTTTCCGAACGCCATGAGTTTTGCATTGTACAATTCGCGGACGTTCTCAAGCGTGTTTAGTTCATCCTTAAGCGAAAACGTCATCCGTAAGTCAACGTCGGTATAGAAATGAAGAATGTACTTCCCGGCGTCCGTGCTGCCGTTGTATCGAAGACCGAGCTTGCTCGCGATTGTTTCGCTGACGTCACGCCCTGCCGAAGCCATTGGCTCAACACCGCCCTGTGAAATATCACGAATCGGCTTGTTCTTCGCGAAGAGGCGCTGCAATACATCGTCATCCGGGATAAAGGCTCGACGCTTGTAGTCAATGACCTCGACGATTAAGCCGATTTCCCGGAAAAATTCCATTGTGCCTGAGTCGCCACGACGGTCTAGTTCAAGGCGCCTTTCACCTTGAACGGTTGCCTGCCTGAGACGATGCCCGTTATCGAGTTCGACGACGGCGCCCTCATTCATCACCATATTGAAAATTTCCGCCGGAGGCTGCTGAGCGAGCGCCGCGCCAATCCCCAACCGCCGTTTGATTCCTCCGATTTCATCCTTGTTGGGCCGCAAGCCGATATACGATCCGCCATCCGCCGTTTCGACTCGGACGACCTTCATGTTCCTCAACCCCACACGTCCCGCAACCTTGTCGTAAATCGGGAAAATCGCCCCCGTCAATAAATAGATGCTTTCGGTTTGGTAGGCGCCGATGGATTCATACTTGCTTTGCCACAGATTCCCGGCTTCAGCCGGACCAACCTTTTCAAATCTGTGCTTGTATTCCAATTCACCGATATGGCGCGGCGCGCCGCGCACCCCCACGATTCGACGCCCCGACGGCCCGCTTTCCAAAACAGCATAGACTTCTTTGCTGCGTATGTTCTGGATGAATTCCTCCGGCTCTAAGCGGGAAATGTATTCGAACGACAAGCGGTATGTCCGAAAGTCGCCCTCGAGATGCAATAATTTCGTCTGCGCGCCTGAACCTTCATCCGTGTGCACAACTTCGGGTTCTGCGACCATCCTGATTCTTCTTGCATCGATTCTTTCGACGCCGGAATCGAATGTCCCCGCATCTTTCGCTTTTTGAACTTCTGTCTTGTACGCCTCATAAAATCTTTCAAATACTTCATTCTGTTCCTTAATGGGGAGCAACATGATTCTGTTGAGGAATCTATCGACGTTCTGTAGCGAATCGCTTTTTATATTGCCATCCGCATCAACAATGCCGAGATTCAATTTGGTTCTAAACGGCAAACTCGAAAGGACTTTCGGCAGGGCATCCCGCCCATATTCATCCGTAAGGTCTTCGCTGGTAAACATCTCTCCGCCAAGCGTTTCGCGGTCCCCGCGAGTGATCGCGCCCATCGCGGCAAGCCGCCGCGAAATCGCATTTACGAGTCGCTTCTGTCCCGCTGCATCGACGCTGAGCAGGTTTAAGATAGGCGCAATCGCCTGAAACGAACGATGAACGCGCCCGAACGCCTGCATTTGTTTGTCTGCGGACCAGGAAAGCTGCATTGCGTAAAAGGAACGCTGTTGCTGATTCTTCGCGGAAAGACTGGAGTGCAGAGAAATGCCGGTTGTGCCCGAAGACGTGATTAAAATCACGCGCTTCTCCCCATCCTGGAAAAGGGACGCTTCATGCTGATTTAATTTCTTCTGCGGGACTCCGCTTATTTTTCTTTTTACATATCTCGTGCCTTCTACTCGATTTTTCCGGCCACTTACTTCGGCAATTCTATCAGGCCCGAAATGATTGACGATCTCATCAATGGGGTTTGTCGGAAACGAAAGGTCCGCAAGGCGGTCCAGAAGTTCCTGCTGTTTCTCCAACATCTTTCGATTCTTGACAGGCTCTCCCGTTTCAGGATCAACCACTGGGCGGGTTTCCCTTGTTCCCGTCTCGGGATTGAAAAAATTCTCATATTGATCGACGGGGAAATTTCTCTCAATCAGGTCAACGAGCATCTGCCGTGGAGTCAGGTCAAACTCTTCCAGCTGACCGCCGGATTGCGCCTTCTGCCTTTCTGCTGTCGCCTCATTGGTGTTGAATAGATTGATGACAACAGAGCGTCCTTCCGCAAGATCACGGTCTGCGTTTACCTTGAGAGCCGAAATCTGGAAACTCACCATCACTTGCAGGAAAAAGCGCTGTGCGGTGCTGTAAAATTGACTGAAATCATCCCTTCCCCGCTTTGTCTCTTTTTTCGAATCGTTGTAAGCAACCGCCAATTCCGCCCAAAATTCGGCAAGGCGGTCATACATTTGAATTTCAGCATCAGTTAAATTATGCTGGATTTTGTTTACTTTTACGCCTTTGTAGGCAATCGAGCGCGAAACGAATGCGCCCACCGCCTTCAGGTCACGGGCAAGCATTTCCATCCCCGCGACACCGCCATTGTGTATTGCACCCAGGAATGCAAGGAAGGATGAGAACGGCGTCCCCGGCCCGAATATGCCGAGCCGCATCATAAACGACATATTTCTCGGCGTCGTTGCCCCTGTCGCCGAGCCATAGATTATCTTTGCATTCGGAAGCGCATTTTGAAGTTCAAGCCCGAATTTCCCGGCGTTTGTGCCGGTGTCTCTGCCGCCAAAATTTTCGGGCGACGCATTTTTCATCGCGTGGGCTTCATCGAAGGCGATGACGCCATCGAAATCTGCACCCAGCCATTCAATAATTTGATTGAAGCGCCTCTTGCCCCCGCCCCATTCGCTCGATGCCGTGCTGTAAGTTGCGAAAAGAACCCCTTCGGCGGCGTCGATTTTTTCATTATTATTGAATTTCTGAAGGGGGATAATGTCCATCGGGGCGCCGATGAAGTCGCGGTCCCTGACGGCATCTTTAATGAGGTCGTTCGACATTGAAAAGTGGACGGCTTTTTTTGTATTGCTCTGAATCTGCTCATTCCAGATTGTCCCATAAATCTGAACGCCCTTCCCGACGCCCGTTCCGTCGCCATTCCAGATCGCCCGCGTTCTTCCATCCGGCCCCCTCTGCTTAAACCGCTGATTGGCCGCCGCAATAAACTCCGCCTGGATGTCGGATATTTTCCCGCTCGTGATTAACTCTCCGGGGAGGGCGATGACGCCCTTGGGGTCCGGCATCTCCACCGAAGCCAGCGTGGCGGATTCGACGAGCTCTGCCGGATGCGGGACCGTGCCCTCGATGGGAGGCTTGCTGACCTTGTATGCCGAGTAAACCTCACCTTCATCCGAGACGACGCTTTCCTCGGCGCCCGAAGCCGGCTCCTGGGACTCGACAATCTCCTCCGAGGGCGTCATCCCTTCGGAATCGAATCCCGGATAATGCCGTGCGCCCTCATACCATGACCGCAGGTACGGACGAGCGCCTTCCCCAAGCGTCTCAATCATCTTTTTCGAGTAGGCAGCAAAAGACCGCGCACCGCCCTCGATATAAAAACCCGTCAGGGAAATTCCCAGCTGAAAAACCTCGGGGTCAACCCCGGCATTTATTCGCCCGAGCTTTTCCTTCAGGGCCGCCAGCGCCTTTTCCGCCTCCTCGCGGGTGAAGATTTTATTGTCCTTGCCGAAATCCTCACTTACCCCGAGAGGTAAATTGCGAGGAGGTCCAGCGCCCACTGTTCCGCCTCCTGCGGTTTCACCGCCGGCGACGGTACCTCCCGGCCCTCCCGTTGCAATATCTGCACCAGTTCCCTGTTCACCTGCGCCGGGTTCCGATACAGACTCCACGCCAGACTTTCGTCGCCCCCGACGAACTGTTCGTGGCTCGTCCAATCCTCCACTTGGCTTATCAGGTACCTCAGCAGGGCGGTCAATGGCGTCTCGCCCTTCCGTGACGGCAGTCCCTGCCCCTTCGTCTGGAGGAGCCGCTTCGCTCTCTTTTGTTGTTCGCGCTCGAACGCGCTCATCGACTTGTCCCTCCATCAATGGCAATAATTTTTTCAGTGCCTGGTCGGGCGACAAATTCTCAGCCATAATGATCTGTCTGACATCTGTCGGCCCGGTATTGTCGATCACGATGATCTGATTGCCGAACCCTGTGCCGTATTTACGATAATACTTTCCATCGAACCCGATATTTGCCCGCACGTTGTAGTAAGGGTAAATCGAATTCCACCACGACCCCATTTTGGGGCGCCCCAGCGCCATTCCCTGCCCCACAATCGCAACAAGCCGACCTCCGGGCTTCAGGCGCCGCAATGCTTGCGTGACGTGCTCGGCGCCGAAAGCCGTATCGTGGTGAGCAGTCCTTCCGCCGGTTGCGCTGAATGGCGGGTTCATCACGATCACATCGTATGATAAATTGGGGGGCAGGATATTGTCGATCTGTTCCGCGTTTATCCCCGTCGGCTCAAAGCCGAGCATCTTCAGGACTTCGCGGCGATCCCCTGATATTTCATTTGTCGCGACATCGGTGGCGCCGGCCAGCCTTGCCATGACCGCGAGGTTCCCTGTCCCTGCGCTCGGCTCGAGAACCGACGTGTTGCTGTTGGCCCCGGATACGGCAACCACAATGAAGGCTTGCGCCGGGGGGGTGCTGAACTGTTGCAGTTCAATTTGCTCGTCGGTGCGAACGGCAAGCTGCGACGGAAGCATCTCTGTCGCCCCAAGGAGACGCTCGACCGTCTTTTCCTTTTGATCGAAATCAACAATCCCGCTGTTCTCGATATGCTTGTTCATCGCACCCTCGACGGCATCGAAGGCGAGGCGGGAGTTCCCGAGAAGTTTCCCGAAGCGTTTTTCGCGAATTTCGTTTAGCTGTTTGTTCGCAACGGCAATGCCCTGCTGGAAGAGGCTGTACACGTCATTGAGCACGCTCAATACCGCACCGGACGCCGTGACGGCGGGCGTTTTCGGCTTTGCCTCGGGCGTTGTCTTTTTCGCAGTCTTTTTCTTTGGCTTCCCTTTAGTCTTTTGGGGAGATGCGGATTCCTTTTGGCTCTGCGTTTTAGGGATGCGCTCGAACTGGAATTTCGACATGTCAACCATTGCTGGCTGCGGCACAACACCCTTTTTTGGGACGAGGGGCACAATTATGGCATGTGTGACACGATTATTCGTTTCAATCAGAGCTTGAGAGTTTGCGGATTTGAGTAATATCCGCGAAGGTTCGTACCCGGCCCGGATAAGTCCTTCAACGACACTCAGAAATATCTCTGGATTAAAATATACATATCCACCGCCATCAATAGGGAAACGCAAGCTGGTAAGAGCTCTGTTGTCTTCTCCGCCATAAAGTAATCTTAATACCTGCCGGACCCGTGCAGCTCCGCGAGCGAGATTAAGCATTTCCCCGTTGATATGAATGCGATACTCCATATCCTCCTTGGCGGGAAGAACTCTTCTCCACTGTGGAAACGTCCTGCCCTCCAGGTCTGATCTCTCAATGTTTTTATCGAGAAATGTCCCAATCGGGTGAGGGCCGCTGTATGGAGCATACACCAACTTTACCCCATCCGTACCAACCACGACCTTCTCACCATTGAAATCATCAACATAAAGGTATTTCAGCACCTTCCTGGGGTCATTCTTCGGGACGAAATAATTGTATAATGCCTGAAGTTTCCCTTTTACACTTTTTGCCTCACTTGTTTTTTTTAATATGGGTTCGGGACGAATGAAAGTCGGGTGTTCCGCCTCCTTGAGCGGATCGAGTCTTTCTTTAAGAACGGAAAGATTGGCGGAAAGATCGCCCTCGAGAATTTCACGAAGCCCTTTTGTCTCTTCGCTTTCTTCTCTAACTTCAGGCTCCGCTGGCGCTTCCGCTGGCACCGCCTCTTCGGGTTCCGGCGCCGCTTCAGCGACTCCCCACTTCCGAAACATCGGGTCTTGCGGTTCGCGGAGCGCCATTGACGCTGAAAGGTCCAACGTCGCAAGCGCGTCACTCATAACCCGTTCCCAACGACGCCCACTTCGTATCTGAATTTGACCACTTCGAAAACGAAGTGCATCGCGGTGTTTTGGTGCAATCTTCGTCGCTCTTACTCGAGTCGCCACATATACCGTGTGGCCGGCATCCCATGCGCGGTTCACCTTTGCCCAAATTCGAGCTGCACCTGTATCCTCTTCGGGTTCCGGCGCCGTCTCAGGCTCCGGCTCTACGGGTGCGGGGGTTGGTTCCCCTGCTCCAGTTTCTTGAGGTAGTGCTCCCTCGCCTTCTGTTGGCACTGCTCCAGTCTCTGCCGGGCCTGCTCCAGGCTCAGCGGTTGTCGGTTGTACCTCTTCCCGCTCTGGTCGATCACTCCGTACTGGTTGTTCCCCAAGTCCACGATCTCGAGGCTCATCCGGTTCCCTCCCCTTGGTTTCTTCCAGTTTCTCCCTGTTTTTTTGCCGCAACGATTCGGCGCGAACGATTATCGGGATCGCCGCCGCGCCCAGTTCTCTTGCGCGAGAAAGAATATCGTCAATCTTATCTTCTCGGGCCTTCGCCCCTGATTTCGTCGATTTTTTTACCTTGTCGATTGACCCCTCCACACTGTTGAGCTCAGCCATGAGTCGAAAAACAGATTGCACCTGCCCCTCGGCCTGTGCCGTTGGTTTTGCGGTAGGAGGCGGTGCGGGGGCTTTTTTCACCGGCGCTTTTTCAACAGGCGCAGATGAAGGTTGTGCCGGGGCGGGAGCGGGTGGCTTCACGGGAGCAATCGGAGCGGGCGCTTCAACGTCAGCAACCCCGGCCTGAGTCTGTTCATTTCGCAGAACACGAATGTTCGGCTGATTTCGCAAATTGTTGATGGATTCCCAGCGCGGTTTCCCCTTGGGGCGGAAATTCGGGTCCACCGGGACGACGGCCACTTGCCATGACGGCCTTTGCCCGCGCCCCTTCGTTCGTTGTGGCTCAGCATCCAGAACTATGAGAATCGCAGAATCTTCTTTCCCGGACATGATGAGCGCAGTGCCGGGTCGAATTTCCGAGCGGAATCTTTGTTGCGCCTGAGTGTCGCGGTCCGCGTAATCGGCGGGCCGCGTTTTTTTGCTGTACGGCTTGACCTCGCTGAACCTGGGCGCGGCGTCACTGATTGGCTCGGCCTGCTCATACAAATCGGGAACAGAGGGGGCCTCGGGCGTGGGGCGTGGCCCCTCTGTCTTTGGGGCGGCCACGGAAGGAGCCTCGGGCGCCGCCTCTGTCGCGGAGGGCGACGGCGGCGGTTCGTCGGGGGTCAACGTACCCCCTTCATCCAAATCGGGCTGAGGCGGCTCTATTTTCTTTTTTGGGCGTTTTTGGCGTTTTTGCAGAAGACCTGCTCCGCCACCGAAAACGCCGCCACCGACTGCACCCATCGCGGCAGCGTTGATGATTCGCTGGAAATTTTCCTCGGTGAACGGGTCTTTGTCCAGCGCGACGGCTTCCCCGGCAATCTGCAAGGCTTCCTGAGCGGCTTCTGTCGCCCCCTCGAGGATAATGCCGTCCGCCGCGCCCATCAGGAGCTTCGCAGTGTACTTTTTCGTTTTCGCAAGCCGACCGGGACTGAGAGAGACAGAGCGGGGCAGAGTTTTTGGGGGAATACCGCCAATGTTCCCGGAGAGAACTTTTGCAGGGAAAACGGTTTCGAGAGCGCCGGCAAGAATGCCGACCGTGGTGGCGGTCAACGGCGCGTCTTCGCCCTGATTATAGATTCCGGCGTAGGAACCGCCACCTTCATGCAGTCCGGCGACTGCGGCCATCGCCACCGTCGGAGCGTATTGGTTGTCAATCAAGTCAGCCGCACGAAGGAATAGAATCCGGCGAGCCATCTCCTTCTTCACCGCCGCCTCTGCGGCGTTCTTCGCAACACCCTTAGCGACCAGCCCCTTGATATTTCGGCGTATCATCCTCACCAGGGATCGCCTTACCGTCTGCCTGCCCAAAGCACCCGCCAGAGCGCCCCCGGCGCCTCCGGCAACCGTACCGGGGCCAGGCGCCACCGCCGTCCCTGCCACAGCGCCTGCGGCGGCTGTGGCAGCCCCCACAATAAGAGACTCGACGATTGATGGGGCGACTTCGCCAAGGGCGCCTGCGGCCCAGCGCACGGCCTCGTATGGGCTTCCGATGTCGCCCACGGTCGGCACGAAGGCCGGAGTCTTTTCCGCCTGCGCCATCTGCTCTTCGTAGTTCTCGAGGCCCCAATCGCGCAGCCCGTCGAGGCCCAAGCCAGTGCCAAGCAGGGCCAGGCCGCCGTAGCCGGTCCCCTGAAGGGTGTCAATGCCACGACTAAAGCCTGCCGCAAATTCGCCCGTGAACCCGCGCTCACGAACTTGGCGCTGGCGTTCAGCCTCTTCGATTGAAGCATAGTGACGGCGGAGATTGGGGAACATCTCGCCCCGGTCGATGCCCTGTCCTGAATCGAATTCAGTCACACCATTTTTTTCGTCTTGGGGCATTATCAGTCTTGCTCCATTGCCGAAAGGCGCCGCCTTTGGGCGGCCTTAAACCGCTTGGCCGCCTCTGCTACTGAAACACCATGGGCCTGCGCGTATCGCTTGACCACATCTTCGTTGAATGACGACGGCTTTTTGCTCGAGAAGATCAATTCTGCGGGAGGCGCCCCGATGAAGGGGGCCGCAAGTGCCTTCCTCATAATGTTTGAAATGGGCGGGGTCAGGTACTCCTCAGTTGCAAGACCAAAACCAACACCAGCATCGTAGGCAGACTGAAAAATATCTTCCAAATCCGATACGAGTGTTCTTCTCTGTTCCCCGGGCCGTGAAGTGAAGAACGGTTGCCGTGAACGCTTCTCCTCGGCCTTTTCCGTCCCCTCCACAACCTCGGTCTGTCCCCCATCCGTCGGGAAAAGTCTTCCCGCGACAAGCCGCTCTATCGGAGTCATCCTCGAGAAATCTCTCTGGCTCTCATCTCGAAGGATGTCAATTTCGAGTGCTCGGGCCATGTGAACGAACTTTTCGAATGGATGGACCTCAACTTCCTCCCCGTCGATCATTATCACCGGCGGCTTCTTGGGATTCGGGTTAATCGCGCCCAACTTGATCGCCTCGTTATACATCTCAAAGTAATCTCTTACCTCCAGTCGGCTTGCGGTCCCTTGTGCGCCCTTTGACTTTTCAACCAACGCCGTAGCGTGCGAAACTTGCTCCATCGCGCCTTTGGGGACGCCTGCGGTCATCGCCGCGAACTGATTGCGGTAGTCAATCAGTTCCTGCTCGCGAACCTTGTTCGCAAACGAGCGGATTCCTTCGTGGCCAAGACCCTCCATCGCCCTCTGGACCAGATCGCCTGTGGCGCTTGCCATTCCGCGTATCTGCATCAGAGCTTCTGTTGTTTGGCCCAGGACGGCGGCTGTCTGTCCGGGGTTGCTTGGATCAATGGACGGTGCGCCCTGAAGCGCCGCAATCAGCATGTTCGAGTACGGGTTGGGCGATCCGCCGACCATCGTATTCATAATGCGGCTCAGGCCGCGCTCGGTCGTTTTCATATCCGAAAGAGCTCTTGCGACTTGCGACGCATCTGCCCCTTCGCCCGCGAAATGCTTGGCGCGAGTGACTTCTTCCGGGCGCGCCATTTCGCCGCCCACCATATACTTCACGGCTTCTGAATTTTCCCCCGTCTGAAACGCTTCCGGGGGGCCGATGGCTCCATACCCGTGCGAAGGCTCCGGGAAAGCGCGGCGCATACGGGCTGCGTTAAGCTTCTGCTGACGCGCCTCATCTTCCATAAACCGCATCTTCTGGCGCTCAGAACGCTCTGCCGCACGAGCCAGGTTCATCGCCTTAACTCGCTGCATGCTCTCGATCTGCCGCTCAGGGGAACCGGCGGCCTTCCGCTCTTCGAATGCGGGATTCCTCGGGAAACTCGACTGGAAATCCCCCGAACCCAGGATATCAATCTCGCGGACATTCCCTTTTGCGGTCTCAATCGTCTTTTTCGCCATAATTACTCCCCTTCGTCTCCGATAAACCGGATGTCATTTATGGGGCTTCCCTGCATACGGGGGAGTCCCTGCAAAAGATTCGAGATCGTCATCAACCCAGATTCAGATGACGGCGTATTCCTGATGGGTGGCCGAACCCAAAAGCGGGTTCCCGCAAAAGCCATCAGCCCATCGTTCCTCTGGCTCATTGCCTGCAATGGCAGCAGGGACGCCGGCCCCTGAAGCGTATCAGAAAAACTCGACCCAAAATTCGAAGCGAAGGGGTCCGCGCGGTCCGGCGAAAAGTCCGCCGCCCATGAACCGGGAGAGTCCAGCGAATAGTCCGCCGCCCATGAACCGGGAGAGTCCGGCGAAAAGTCCGCCGCCCATGAACCGGGAGAGTCCGCAGCAGTTGAACGGCTGTTTTTACGCGCTTGATCGTTTGGCATATCCTGAACCTCTCAATTATCCGGCGGCGCGCCTGTTGGTGTAGTAGCTCGGCAAAAGATTGTCCATGGCGTTCGACGCCCCCTGAACCTGATTTTCCGGTTGCTGCTCGTTCCGGCCCTGTAAGCCCGCCGTCTGGCTCTGGCGGCGATAATACTCGCCTGCGCTCTCTTGGGTGGGGGCTGTCCGCAGGGCCGCGAGACGGTCGGCGAGGCCCGAAAGCCCCGCGGCGCCGGAAAGGCGCGACTCCGCGTTCGCCAATGACAGATTGTTGCGGATTTGACCGGCCTGCCCGAGGGCGGCAAGGTTTTGTTGTCCGGCGGCGAGACTCAACAACCCTGTGGACCGTGCGCCCGACGCGCGCTGCGCGTTGCTTGCCGCCTGGGTCTGCGCGGCCTGCCCGCGACTGGACGTTTGGAACTGGCTCGAGAAAGCGCGGTCGAGGTCTTCCGGGGAGAACAGGCCCTGCTCTGTGACTTGCCGGTAGAAATCCCGCGCCGGCGTGTATTCCCCAACCGCTGTCGAGACGGCTTCTTGTGTCGGGAGCTGCGAAAGGTTGAAGAAGTTCTGGTCCAACGCTCCGGCGGCCTGGAATTGGCGATTGAGGAACGATTGGCGGGACGCTTCCTGGAGCTGCGTCAGGAGATTTTGGCGCTCCTGACGCAATCCTTGTTGTCCAAATCGAATTTGATCCCGCTGCATCTCATAATTAAGATGATCCTGCGGGCGGAGATACCAGCCGGAACTCCAATGATTAGCAGGAACAAAATTAGGAACACCGTTGATATTTGGCGGGATGGGAGGCTGTGGGTAGCTTATGGGTCCGAGTGACATGATTCTTTACCTCACGAATGATTTTCGTATATTACAATCGCCGAGGTCCAGTCCCAAATCGACCAATCGCATACATCGCTCGGGGTGACCTCGGCATAATCGGGGTGGCGAAACGCCCATGCGATGACCTTGGAGCAAAACCACAATCCCGTCTTGTTCTCCGCAATCCCCCATCCGAACCTTTCGAGAAAATCCGTGCCGGCAAGAACGGCGCCCCAATAATCGTAGGGCTGCCCCACCCTCGTCTTGATCCGAACCCATTCCTCAAGCCCGGTGATCTCAAGCCCGTTTTTATCCTTCGGCTTGAGAGGGACCAAAAAGACATGGATGTCAGGGTCTTCCTCCGTCGCCAAATCCAGCATCTCCGCAAGGGAATGATGAACAACGTCGTGGCCGGGAAGCGCCTCGACGATGAACCCGTTGTACATCAGGCCGACATGGATAAATTTGCCGTATCGCGCGCTCGAATGAAAAAACTGCACGAAGCGAATCAGGCGCCCGAAAATCCCTGAGCGAACAGATCGGATCGCAAGCAGGTAAAGCCGGTCATTCTCGAATGGAACATGCCCTTTCATATTCCTCCGCCGATCAGCCCCGCGATGACGCCGGCCAGAAAGTCCAATGTCCGCTCCATGAATCCGCGAGCATTTTCGGAGTCGGCGCCAAGGCGCAGGGTTTTCGATATTGTGGTTCCTTCATCATTCGAACTGATCTCCGTCACCTCAGCCTTCGGTTCGACGAGGAACGGCGCCGGCCCCACATAGTCGATCATCGACGACGTGGTTTTGCCGTCCTCATAGTATGTCGCAACGACATACCGGTGGTCGCGACGCGGGTCGAGATGGCGGTTGATGCTGCAAGAAGTGCAGAAGAGCGCAAGCAGCACAAAGGCGATGATCTTCATTTCATTCCTCCCGAATGATTCTCGTGCCGGTCTCAAACAGATCGCCGGCATACAGCGTCCACGTCGGCAGCACGAAGCTGGGCGCCGAATTTTGGATGACGAAGCCGAAGAGCAAAATCCATTCCGACTGCTCCCCGGACGGGTCCATGTCATCCACCCGTGCCCATATCTGCACGAAATCGCCGGAGCTCCAAAAATCGGAACCGTTGATTTGAATCGAGATCGTCGAGGGGTCATCGACGACTTCCATCGCCGCGAGCAACGGGATCGTCGTGCCATTGATATTGACAGCCACCTCGACGGTCAGGGATGTTTCGCCGTCGGGGTCGCTGACGACGCCCGTCAGGATCGCGTCCTGGGTCGAATTGATAGCGAAAGCGTGAGGCGCAACCAGCAGAAACAGCAATGCAAGGTACATGAACTTCATGTTTTTGCGTCCTTTCATTCGGATAAATTGAGTGGGCCGTTTGGATTTAGTGCATCGCCACCAGGTCCAGGCTGGGGGCCACCAGGTCCAGGCTGGGGGCCACCAGGTCTAGGCTGGGGGCCACCCGGCGGCGGGATAAAAGAACGGTCAATGGTAATTCGTGGGCGCAAGTGCGTTGTCTCTGTCGTCCCCCCATCACCGTCGGGCAATCCGATGGATTCACTTTCTTCAAAATACAGCGCACGCTCCATGCGGAAATCCTCAAAGTTTTTCCGCTTACCGGAAATCATGTAGTTGAGTACAGCCACCTCCTCGGATGAATTATGGACATTGATCACGAACTCACTTGACGTTTTTTCGGACACAAAAAATGTACAGGACGTTTCCGGCGTCAAGAAAACCATGTAGTCGTCCGCCTCATCAATAGCAAGCGAGAACGTCGTGTCAATATCGACGGCCACGGAGCCGCTCCCGCCCGCGACATGGATTTCCGCCGTTCCATAGTCAAACAGGCGGACATCCGCCGACTCCATCGTGTAAAAAGAATAGTTGTGTCCATCGAGAGGGATGACGGCATTTTTCGTTCCGCCGTACACGACAAGATCGCCGACAAAATTCCCGTCGTTGAGATAGGCGTCGCCGTTGTAGTCGATATAGTAGGGGTTCGTTGGGCTTTCCTTCGTTCCGGCCCATCCGAAATATGTCCGGCTGTAAAGGTAATTGCGGCTCGTCCCGGACGTGACCGTCTTCTCGAAGATGGGGAAGACATTCGTCCCTCGGCTCCGATCCAGATTGTTCATGCTCAGGCCGAACACGAAATTGATAACACCGCCGCCCTCCTCGGGGTTGTCCACGCCGATGTCGATGGCGTAGGCGCGGTTGATTTCACCCCCCGGAAAAACCAGTTCCTCCGTGGTGGCATTATAGAACCCTGTCCGCAGATTGATGAGGACACCGCGCACAACCTCAATCGTGCGGTCCACGAAGTGATTCACGGCCACGGTGACGCCATTGATCGACCAATGATCAATATCGTCATCCCCATTGACCGAATAATCTCCCTCGTCAAGGTAGTACACGAAGAAGCGACCGCCGTACCCAACGGAACGTTGCTCGGCGAAGGGCTGCGCCGACTTGTCTTCAATGCCCGCGACGGCCATGAACGCCCCGCCTTGTCCGTCAACCGGATTGAATGAGATGTCGGGATCATGCGCAGTCAG